TATTAGCCATAATGTTTTGTCTCCTTTCCTTCAATAGAGGGTTAGCCTGGTGTCAGTGCCAAGGAGGCCGTCGGCCGCTTGTAGATGATCGCGCAGATCGCGTGCGGATGCTCTGGTTTGTAGGCTCGTGCGATCTCGTAAATATGCTGGCCAAAATCGCCCCAAAAATTGGCGTCCGCATCGATTAACTGCCTAAATTGCAGTCCGTTGTTGCTGATGGGCGCCGAGAAATCAAATCCCGGGATCTTGTAGGATTCGGGCGTCAAGCGCCTGAACCCGTTCTTGCCGATCAGGAACATGAACTCATACATCGCACCGATCCATGCTGGATTCGGACGCGCCGCAAAGCCCGTCGACACCTGGACCGCGATGTAAGGCTCGAGCAGCACTGGGCTCAAGTAAGTCACACCGCCCACTACCTGCGTGTTCAGAGTCGTGCAGCGCAACGGCCGCGGATCAATTCCCCAGCCGATACCGTGGTATGGACCTTGGAATTTGTATCCCTGGATGGTCTCTTGGCCGAGTGCGTAGCGACCGGTCGTCAATGCGCGGATATCCTCTCGGATGTCCAGCTCGTCGCGGAACAGCTGGATCGCATCCTGTGACGCGATGGTGAGCATTCCGCCTTCGCTTTCTTCGCCGTCGTAGGGATCGACCTGAAGCGTCTCGCGCATGTAGGTCGCCGTGTATTCCAGACCCCTGAAACTCATCGGGGAATCGGGAATCCGATTGGGAAACAAGGTGCCCACCGCGTTCACATCGCCGGCAAAGTCACCAGGCGAACCCGTGAAGGGTCCCGTGGAATCGGCCACAAGTTTGCAGCCGCCCTGGTCGAGGTAGGTCGCTCGGATGTCGGATCCGGTGACCTCTTTGATCGCTTCTTTGAGGGAATTGATGATCGCGGGGTAGGAGCTGGCCCACGCGGTTCGAGTTGTCTTGACGCAAACTTTTGGTCCACGCTCCCTCAAAGTCTTCAATTGATATTGAAACTCAGTGGTTCCCACTTGCGTGGTTCCGCCGGCCTGTCCGCAGATCTGTTCGTCTGGGACAAACACTGGCCGCGCTAAACTTGCAGCTGGCAACGCACGTTCTGCGACGACGCTGCGAACCAGCGTGGACACATTCGGCAACGTCCCAGAGGACACCGTGTTCGAGTAAGGCTCACGCCTAACAACAAACTCGGCGACCGGGCCGACGAGCCGATTGGCGTCTTTATTTGCCAAATCGACTACCTGGCTCGGCGTAATCATATCGGTTGGATAAGCCATTGTTTTTCCTTGTTAAGGTTTAGAAATTTAAGGGTGACGAGGCATTGCCTCCCGTTTCCCCTTAAGCCTTAACTGGCTTTCGACGCCCGCGAGTCTAGGGCTCCAGCTGCCGCCATGTTAGCTGCCGATCTATTCCTCGGATCGATCTCCGAGCTGGCTGGACGCGAAGTTACGCCCTGCTACCGAAATCTGTCAACAATTTATTTGCGTGGCCGAGGAATGTTCCAGTTGAAGCCAAACGAAGGTTGATTCGGAATAAACTCCGCTGGCCGCGCCAGCTGGCCGCCTGGCACCGGCACGCCTTCGATGATCGTCATGTTTGCCTGCGCTTCCACTTGTTCGCGCGTTGGCGCAATCCCAGTGTCTAGAGCGTTTCCCAACGGACTCGTGGTGAACACCTGGTCCACTGGCACACCTTGATCAGGACGCGCTCTAACCGCCCCGGCAGCGCGCAATTGTTCGGTACGCACGGCGGAAAATTGCCGTTCAAGCATCGCGATACGAGCGGCGAACTGCTTGATGTAAAGATCGATCGTGTTTTGGATGTAAGAAACGATGTCTCCCACGCGCTTATTGGTTGCCATAAGCTCGTATTGAACCCCTTGAGGCGGCACTGGAGGAGCCACTGGTTCCACAGGCCACTCGTATTGTCCCGTTGGCGGGTACATTGGCGGTGGTGGCGGCGGCTGTGGTTCGGGCTGCGGTGTCGGCTGTTCTTCTGCTGCTCTGGGAAGACCCTCCTCAGCGATGATCTGTCCCATCAGGCTCGGAGGGTAATTGCCTCGTTTAATGTAGCCCTCCAGCCTTCCCTTCTGGATGCCAAAATGCGCTGGTGCATCGTCACCCCATTTTTTGAGTGCGTCTCTTACGAGCTTTTTGTATTGATCGATCATAGTAATATTGTCCCTCCCGCAATGATGGATTGAATCTCCAGCTTCGCATCCGGTGGAAGCTGTCGTGCTTCAGGTTTGTTTTTAAAATCCGCGATGAAGTCTAAGCCTGCGCTTTCTGCGGAATTGAAATCCAGAACTAAAGCAGGAATGTGCAGCACCCGCGGCTGCTGACCATTTTGAAGCACTTCATCAACACGAAACGTGACTATAAAGAGCTTCCTGTCTTTTAAATCGCTCATCCCGGCAGTTGCTCCAACATCATTTCCATTCGCCGGCCGTCGTTTTTCTCCGCCTGCACACCCTCAATCGGCTTTGGTTGCTGTTGCACCGATTGCCTGTGCGATGTGTTAGCCGCTTTCAAACTGGCATCCCACTTTTTCTGTATCGCCTCTCGAGCGGACCTCTCTTCCGCGATCTCGGCGTCCTTCATCTCCACGAATATTTTCAGGCTCTCTAACATTAGGTAGCCGAGATTCTTTTTGACCAGCGCCCTTGGGGAAGTATCGAAGAATGTCGTGTCGAATTTTGCCGTGGCGTCTGACACCATTTGATTGTAGGTCTCTAGCCTCTTCTTTTGTTCAGGCGTCGCATCTGCCGGGATCGTCTTTGGCTTTGCCAGGTCACCCAGATCTTTGAGCTGTAAGTCCAATTCTTTCTTGCACTCAGCCTTGAACCCTTCCTCGTTCCTTTTTGATTCCTCTTGGAGATCCTTGAAGTATTGCTCGCGATTGGAAAGCCTGGAGCGCAGCTCACCATCGCGCCATTCTTTAAGCCGTGTCTCATCGTCGAAAGCAAGTTTGACAGGGCGATGACCTTCTTCAGAGAGTTGTTTCACCACGCGCTCATCCCAGAATTGCTTGTGGCTCATCTGGACGGGCGTTCCGCCGGCGTGTTCCGCCTCGGCTTCAACCTGGGAAACCGAATCCCTGCTGAATTGCGTCGGGCCGCCGTGTTTCATTATGTATTCAGCCGTCTCCTTTGATAGCCCGTGGTTAACAAGATTGACTATGATCCGATGATCTATCTTCGACATCTCAGTGCCAAAACGTTCGTTGAGGCGCGGATCCCGTTCTATCGCGAACGTCTCTACGATCGGCCGGAGACGATCGAGCTCCGCGCGATCCGCTGCGCCCGCGGCAATCTGCTTTTGCAACTCCTGCTGTTGCTTCTCCAGTGCTTCCTTCGCGACCGCAGTCTCGCGATACAGTCGATGCTCCCGTGTGGCATGGTCTTTTACCGCCTTGATGATGTCGCGCGAATGACGCGTTGTTCCAGCTGGAGGCTCGTATTTGTCGCTCTGGAGGTCTTTCTCGAAGTCGTCCGGCTCCAGAGACGTATCCTTCGGCTTGATCTCTGCGGCTGGCTCTGGCGGTGGCTTGTCGGCCGGTGGAGGTTTCGGTTCGTCCGCCGGCGGCGGCGCAGCAGGCTCTGGTTCCGGCGTCGGCGTGGGCTCTGGCTCGTCCGCTGGCGTCTCCGATAACAGCTTTTCCATTGCGGCCGCGTCTGTCTCTGCGGCGCGCGCGGCTTCGGCTTCTTCCTGTTCAGTGGTTAATTTCATGTAACCCCTTCGATTTTCAACTTCTCGGCGCCGGCGACTAGCGATACAACCGTCTCACCTAATCTGTATACCAAAGCGCCATCTGGCTCACGTAACTGATCTGCGTAGCCATGCATCGCGTCTACCAGTTTCCCTTTGGCTTCGCTTTCAGATTTGTCTGCGGCCGCGCTCGCCTCTTTTCGGCGGATGTATTTCTCGACCAGTTTGTCGATCTCCTCGATCTGCACCGGCGCAACGCCTTTTCCAGTCAGTCCTAACTCAGCTTCCTCTGCGATCATGCCACCTCCGATACAGGTTGATCGTGAACTAATATGTCAACGAAAGGCGAAGTGATTTTGGCGGTCGTTCCGCGATTTGCTAATGAGAGAATGTTGGCCATGCATTCCTCGTAACCCTCCCGTTTCTTGGCCGATAACGCTGACTCTTCCATGCTATTGCCGCCCAGAGATGGCCGCATCTCGTGGAGAGTATCGATCAGCGGGATGGCTAACACGAATCCGTGTAGACTCGCGCATTGTTCAGGTGCCATCATAGCTTGAGACCGTCGGCGACGGGGTCGATCCGCGGACTCGTGGGATCGTAGCCGTGCGGGTAAGGATTCGGCTCGTTGAGCCTTTTCAGATCCATGCCTAACCACATGATTGCTTCCTGCAATTTTGTGATCGCCAGTGCCCGCTCCCGTGAAGGCGTGAGTTGTTTCAAATTTTGCAGCGACTGATCGATATCTTTTCGTAGCTGCTTGTCAGCTATAACGTCCCACGGGATTTCGCCTTCAGTCTCGGTTGTTGTTGGTTGGGGTGGGGCCATACTTATTTCTCCAGTTTGAGCGTCTTTTTCAGCTGGTCAAACACATTATGCCGGAACCGGAGCGGCTGGTGTCGGCTGCGCGCCCATTGGCGGCGACTGGAATCCTATTGGAGGCATCTGCGGTGACGCTGTGGCCGTAGCATTGCCAGTACGGCTAGGGACGAATCCTGCGGCTTTTTCTATCTGTCGTTTGATATCATCGGGCGCGCTCTTGTAATCGATCGACGTCGCGATCTTCAGCATGTGCGGCGACACCCCGGGCGGTGCTCCCTGCATATCCTGCGGGGTGATCCCAGGCGGTAATTGCGGCTGCATCTGCTGTTGCATTTGCGCTTGCTGTTGCTGCATCGCTGCGGCCTGTTTCGTCCTCATACGTTGCAGTTCGGCCGAGCCTTGTTTCAAGATGTTCGTAAACTGTTGCTGCTTGGCCTTGTAGGGCATTATTTGAGGTAGCCCCTCCTTGCCAACCTTCATCTCCCATGATTGGAGATGCTCGTCTATGTGACGAGACACCAATTGCAGATTGCTCAAAATCCCTTCCAGATCCGGCGCCCCTGTTTGTGCTTTTTGGGCGATACCAGGCATCGCCTGCTGTATCTGCGCTCCAATCACATCCAGATGGATCTTGTCCATGTCGCGCGGACTGATCCCGATGTAATCACCCAGCTGCATCACCGCGGATTCCATGAGCTGCTTGTTGCGATTCTCGTCCGCGCTCGTCGGATCTACCGCATCTGGCAACACGAGTTCGTCGGCGATCTGCGGCGAACTGCGAGCGGCCATATCTTTCTTGGTCAGCTTGACTTGATCGACGAATGGATTGCCTTTGTAGATCATGTAGAGCGAACTGATCGCCTGCCACGCTACCTGCGCCAGATCCTGAATCGATTCTACAGTGGGCGTTTGTCGGAGCTCCTCGATCTCTGCCCGAGACAGCCCTTCTTTCATGAGCATCTTTTGCAGTTCCTGCGCTTCCTCGTCCGGCGTGTCCGGATCACACATGCGCCGCTGCATCGCGAATATCATGTCGTAGAACTGGCCCAAGAACCGTGCCACGAATGCCTGTTGCGCTTCCAACTCGCGTTGCCGGTCGATCTGTTCCTCGGTAGCAGTGCGATCTTTGCCGGGCTCGGTCTTCGATAATTGATTGGGCAAATATTCGCCGCCCGCGAGCTGCGCGATATCGCCGAGTTTGCTGTAGAGCATCGTGAACGCTTCGGCGTTAAACGTGAAATTCTGCTCGCCCAGAACCGCGTCCGTGGTCACTTGCACGAACGGATTTGTGACCTTGATTTGCGCGTTGATGCCGCCCTTGGCATCGGCGATCAGCGTCTTGAGACCACTCAGCCGAAATGCATCCACTGCGTCATTTGCGGCGACGTCCATCGCGGTCGTGATGTTGACCAGCGTCCTGCCCAATCCCTTGGATCCATAGTAAGCCAGGTTGCCAGGTTCCAGCGTGAACGGGTGAAGACAATCTGCCATGCTGTCGAACAGACTGTGGCGCTCGAACAGCGTCTGGTGCGATTGGTTCCTATTGATGACGAACTTGCTGACCTTGCCGGTGTCTGTCTCCTGCGCGAGCAGGATTGCCCAATCTACCACCTTGGAGCCAGTCTGGTAGCTCATCCCAAGATTGATCTCGCGCGCCATATCCTGGTAAACGCGAGCCGCGTTCGCATTCGCATCCCTCGTCGGTTGCTTGGGCATACTGGTGTTGAGCGCGTCCACCACCGCTTCAACATTCCACCCAGCGACCTTAGCTATTTCCCGAGATTCTTGCTCCTTAACGTCGCCGTCCTTGTCTCGGCTTTTGCTGATATAATCGAACTGCTCGTGGATCAACACCGATTGCTTGAACCCAGCCGTTTGCACGCTGTCGGGATATTGTGCGCTGCCTTCGGCCAGAAACGCGTTGTCACTGCGATAAAAGCGAGGTCGCCATTCGTATTGGTCTACCGATGCTGGGCATGAGTATCCGATCAGGACCGTCTCTTTGCAGATCGATGTGACCAGTGCGCGCCACCCGCGCCAACGCCGTATGGTTTGGGTGACGCCGTCCTGAAATTTGCGCGTCTTCTCTTCCAAATCCGCTTTAACCTTTTCGTCGCCGTAGCGGAGCTTGGAATTCGTCAGCGTGCGAAGGTTGTCTACTACCGACACGAGCCGGCCGACTACCTGATTAACCATCCCCGCCAACGCCAGTGTGGGGAAATTGCTGCGCCAACCTTGATTGGCTGACCTTAGCGCCTCCTGGTCGTGCGGCTGCTTTCCGAAATAACGAGCGTCCAGTTCGGAGTTAACACTGGTGCGATTCCGGTTGGAAGTTTCCAGCGATACATAAACACTCCAAGCTTGAGCACCGTCCAGAATCGCTGGGTTGCGAACCTCGAGTGTTTCCTTATCGATGTTCGGAACATTGACTCCAGTGCCTTTAACCTCGGGCGTACCCGGGCTCTGGACAAGACTGGTGAAATCCGCTGCCACACTCTATTTGTATGGGCCGACCGAGCCGCTTCGGTTTTTCTGACCGCCGATGGTCGGATGATCCGACGGCCCTGAATGACTGTTCCGTTCCGACACCGATCCAGTCTTAGCGAATCGGAAAGAGGTATCGCGCACAGTTTTCGCCGTGCCTCTGCGCTCTTTCTTGCTGCCGACGTCTACCATCGGCGGCCCGCTCCGACCGGTCATCTTGGCACGGCCGCGCGTGTGACGCCTCGGCTTTGGCTCCGAAGTGAGCTTTCCATAATGAACTCCAACTAGTGCTTTAGCCATTGTTTATCCTTTCTTGATTCCAAACGCGGCGAAACCGCTATGCCCCTTTTGATTGCCGCACGCCGCGGGCGATTGATCCCCTGAACGACTTCCTACCACGCCGCCCTCCTTAAACTTCGGCAGCATCTCTCTTTTGCCAGTCAACATTTCTTTGCCTACCCGGTCGGTGACGCCGCCGCCTTCGTAGGTGTGCGGTTTAGGAAACGAAGCTACGCCACCACGTTTAAAGGCGCCTCCGAGCTGTGGCACACCCGCGGGCGCAGGCGCCGCAGCTACCGGCTTTGGAGCTCGTGGAGTCGCAGGAACACCGGCACCAATCCTCGGACGCGGTGGCCCAAATCTACCACGCGGTGGACCTCCGATGCTTGGCGCGCCGCCCGCTCGCGGCGGACGCCCACCACCGATCACGCCGCCCATCTGTTTCTTGCCGATGTTGGGAAATTTTGCGTGTACTTTTGCTCTCACGATTTTTTTCTCCTCTGGTGTGCCGTGCTGCGACACTCTGGCGAGCGCGTTTCTGCCGTGGCTGGGATCAGGTATCGGGTACGATCCAGACCCTTTACCGCCCTTTCCTGTGCCCTTGCCGGGTAAAGCGAACGATTTTGAGGGCAGCTTTTTCCTAGCTGCCATTGATAGTCGTGCCATATTTTATGCCGCCTTTCTGTGTAACAATTTGTGGCAGATGAGACAGAGCCACTTCACTACTAAAGGTTGTGAGTAATCAGGGTGATGCGCTTGCGCGTCAGGGCTTCCACAAGTCTCGCAAGGATGACGGATTAAAATCCCCATTTTCAGCGCGTGTTGAACCTTACTTTGTGCAGTTCGTTTCTCTTGGTTTGCCGCCCGATACTTCAACAGGGACACTCTAAAGCGTTCAGGATTATTTTCCCTCCAAGCACGATCACGTTCGCAAGCAACTTCGTGATTCCTTTCTCTCCAGCGACGCGCCTTTTCTCGGCCTTTTCCACTCTGGAGATATCGAGCCTGTGCGGCTCTGCCAGCAGCACTGTGGTTATATCTTGTGTCGGCCTCGGTCATTTGATCCCCAATTGTTCGAAGGTCATATGATCCTTCGGTTTACCGATCACTGCGCCGCCGCTGCTGAACTTTTTCTTTACTCGATTCGGGAGCCCTTTGTCTTTCGTAACCGCGAAATCGTGCATCTGCGCTTTGGTCATGTCCTTGGGGCAACTGGCGTAATCAGCGCCATGCTCGCACGCGCCCATCAATCGGCGCTGGCTTTTACTTACGGCCGGCACGGTTTGAAGCCTTTCTCATAGCCTTCTTCTGGTCGCCCCTCAGAAGATGTTCCTTGCCAGGTTTAGGCTTGATGCCGGCCAACTGCTTTTTATTGAACACAGCCTCCCCCGGCTCCAACATGGCGCTGACGGAATCGTGTCCGAGGTCTTTGCCAGGCACTTTGCCGCCGCCTGTCGCGTCTAACGCCGCTCCTTTCCGTGCGAACACCGGTTCTTGCTGCATCGCACCGCCTGCACCTACTGGGCCGCCGCCAAAAATCGATCGCCCTGCTGTGCCTGGAGCACCTAGACCACCAGGGATTCCAGATAAGGGCGCTAGACGAGAAGCATTAACCGCTGCGGCCGCGGCTGCGGGCCGTGACGCCGGTCCTGGCTGAATTCGCTGCATTGCACCGCCGGGCGCCACTGGCGTAACAGGAGACTGCGCCACTCCGCCGCCGGCCATCGAGGCAGCAGTAGTGTTGTCCATCAACGTCGTCGGATGAGGATGAATAATCGCGGATCCGTCCTTCCCAAAATGCCTTATCACACCAGCAGCAAGATGCGGATGCAGCCAGACTGGAATGTAAGCGTTTTGATGCAGGAAATCAGTAAATTGCTGCTGCGGCGACTGCGGTTGCGGTGCGCCTTGAGATGCCGCACCTCCTTGATTAGGAGGCATTGGGCTGATAGGCATGGCCGCTCAGGAATTTTTCTTACTCTGTTCCTCTGGGTTCGTCAAGTGTTTAGGTCTAGGACTGTAGCAGGGATGATCTTTTGGAAGGAACCAAGGGTAAACCAGAGACGCGCTCGGCAGTTCCTCGTTCTCCGATTTTTTGCCAAATATTTTGTCCCACTGCGCCTGCGAGACGTTGAGTCCACAGGTGAACTTAGGTTTGGGCTTCCAACCGTGTAGCCTACTCATTTGATATTGATCTCCACAATTTTACGTCAAACCCAAAGAGTCGCTCAAACCACATAGGAGGCAGATCATTGGCCTCCCTCCATGCGGCCTCTTCACTTAACACTTCGATAAGCCGTCGAGCATCTTCATGCGCTATTTCCTGAAACGTCATAGCTGGATTCTCAACGGATTAGGATCAATCCCGAAGCTCACCCCCGGGTAACAACTCGCTAACGCTCCACTGCAGAACAGAAACTCGCACTCGTAAGGCGCGCTTACCCATGCGGGATTAATCATCGGCATCGGCGTCGGTTTGATCTGTGGACAAGCAGCGAATGCCAGCAGGCAAGCAATAAAACGCCGACGGTTCATAACCCATTCATCCAACAAAACTCTGGGAGTTGTCCAGTGTAATTTCGCCGATGCCGCAATGCGGGCTCCTCCAACCAGCAAGCCGTTTGCAGATCATGCCCAGCTACGGTGCATGACTGTCCCGCAATCCGGTTTTCTGCGAGCTGCTTATTCGCGCGGAGTTTGACCAACATCGCTTCGGCCTCCTGAACATACACCTGACAACCGGGGCATCCCTCAATGGGCTCGTTCCATTGCACCTGATGCGGACATCCGGCGCAGATCTCAGCGCGTCTCTCAGCTTCCTCGGAATCGACGAATTCTATCTGGCCGACCTTTTGCATCCTGTTGGCCGCCCATTGCATCACCCGTTCGCGCGGCGTTTTCTTTACCGGCACCCCGTAGGAAAGTTCCACCGTGTCTACACCTTCCGGTTCCGCCGCGGGATAGCGGCCGCACATGTTCGGATAGGTAGTGCAAATGAATCTATCGACGTCGCCCTGTGGATCTCCCAGAGCTAACCCGCAAAACCCTCGGTATTCAGCCAGCTTGTTTACCAGATCGACGTAGCTTTCCGCGTCATCGATGATCGTCTTGCCTTTCTCATCGTAGTGATAGCCGCCCGGCATGATCACGCCCACCATGACCGCTGTGGATTTGATATCGATCATGTGCTCTTGTCCCATTCGTCATCAGGAAATTGCTTCAGGAGTTCCTCCCTGCTTTGCTGCGGATCGTGTTGGTAACAGCTGCAATCGGGATCGTTACAGTAGGAGTAGTCGCACCAGAAACCATCACCGTCCTTACCAATCCACCAGTGAGGATTTCGGTTGGCGAATGATCCTCCGAAACGTTCAATATGATCCAAGGCAGCTGCGGTTTTCATTCGTCCAGTTTATCGAAGTCCAGAAAGTCGATCAGGTTCAAGGAAGATACTCCTTCACCCTGTTTTTTGCGAAACTCGTCGAATGGACTGAAGATGTCTATCGCTTGCGGCTCTTTATACTCTTGTGACTCTGGGAGCATCGCTGCTCGATCCTGTCCGCGCATCCGCACCAGGTGCACAATCATAATCGCGCTGTCAGCGTAGTCTGGGCTCCGGCCGGAGTTGGCCGATTTGTATTCCGCTTTGCTGGATGCGCGCGATTTTGTCTTACTGGCCTGGCGGTAAAGACGCGTGCTCAGTTCGTGAAACAATTCCCTCTTGTGCACCGACGGCGAGATCTTCAGATAACCAAACTCGAGCCAACGCGCGAAGGAGAACCACATCTCTGTGACCAGTCCGTCGTAACGCTCTGAGGCGACATCGGTATCTTCATCCAATATCTTTGTGTCAGTCGCAGCCTCTCCCCATTGGACCGCCAGAACATCACCGAAACGTTTTAAGAGGTAATCAAATAACCCATGTCCCATGCCCGTGGCATCACCGCCAAACCATTCCGGCCGGATATGCAGCTTTGTGCACAGCTCGATGATGTCATTGCCCATGTCGATCGTGTTGCGCTTCGGCATCTCGAATTGTTGATCCAACTGGATGCACCAGCGCCGCGGCATTTCTCTGAACGTGCCTTGTTCGTCAGTCCATCCATCGGCTAACCCGTAGCGCGCCGATGTGAAGACAGCTTTGTCTCCGCCCTCGGCGAACGCCGGATCTTCCACCGCGAGATCAAACGGTGGCCTAACGAAATGATACGTGCCAACAGCGTCCTTTAACAGATATGGAGGGACGATGTAATACATCGATGACTGCTTGGGATACAGTCCCAACACGAACGTCTGGTAATCAGGATGATTGATGCCTTTGGCCTCATACCCTTTTGCGGCCTCATACGTCATCAGCCCTTTGTAGACCTCGCGGCGCTCCTTGTAATTCTCGCTCTGGCGCGCATCGAGCCTGATGACGTGCCATCCCTCTTTGCCTTCCCATTCGAAGGTTTTATTATCGTCTACGATCTCCCAGCCGCCTTTAGGCGTAGCGCGCATCGCAAATTCACTCGATGGCTTGATCGGGTTCGTGGCCGCGTATGCCTGCACATTTCCTTGCGCGGTCTGACCGCTGACGATGTTATCAACACCGGTCCAAGCGCCGCTCGGGACGTCGTCGGACTCATCCAACATCAATATCACCACCGACAGAGTGCCGTATTTCGGGTGCGGATGCCGGCGCGGGATCGGATGGAATCCGCGGAGAGCTGCTCGGCCGTCCTCGCCCGGCTTGATGGCCACCTGCTCGATCGACGCGTAGCGCGCGTCAGTGTTAAGGCCGATGAAATCGTAGCGCAATATCCCAGGCAGCGGGATCGCTGCCTCGGTATGCAACCGTTTGAACCCAGCGAATGCGTTGCTGCGCGCGTGGCCGGCGGTCGTCGATACCACCTTGATGGATGTATTGGCCGCATCTTCCAACCAGCGCAGAAAGAATTTGACGGTCGGAGTGTATGTCTTCCCCTGGACCCCGGCGCCCATGCAAAGCAATTTCGGGTAAACGTCGAGCGCATCCCAGATGCGTTTCACGCTCTTCGGCCGGACGTCGAATACCGTGGTCCCCCAGAGGAACAGCGATGCGCCGACCAGATCTCCTTCTCCGATCAGCGAAACGACATAAACGAATAACGTCCGCAGAGCCAGCGCAGGATTTTTAACTCTCTCCGTCGATCCTGATTCGCTATAGATGTAATTGAGGCATTCGACACGTGACTCTTCGTCGTGAGTCAGCATGTCATGCGCGACGATTAGCTGCTCATGTGTCAAAGGAGATGGCCCCTCCTTGTTCGATTTATGTATTCAGCCATCGAGATGGCTATTCCCGCCGAGTGTTTGATTAGACCCAAAGCCTGATTACATCCTGAGCACAAGATACCGCAGACCTCGCCGCTATCGTGGCAATGATCCACATGGCGATCTTTCCCCGTCCTGAGAGGTTCGTGACATACAGCACAGCAGTTGTTTTGATTCGACAGAAGCTGTTCGAATTCTGACTGACTCATTCCATAGGCACGCTTCAGATATTGAGAGCGGACAATTTCAGGATGTCTTCTGGAATATGATCGCGCTTTCGCACGAACCTTCTCAAGGTTTCGCGCCCGATAACGACGAACAGCATCGCGATTATTCGCGCGTACGCGAGCAGTTGAAACCCAACGTCGTTTAGTCACTTGCCGTTTTCAACGATCTTCGCGGTCACAGGCGGAAGCATACGTGTGCGCCCCTGCTGGGCAATGCGCTGGATCTCGTGCACCAGTTTGGCTGTAAGGGTATTTGAGTCACCGCCGCCGGCGCCGCCTCCGCCGCCCTGCTCCACCGAGTAGAGCCCCCACATCTTATTCTGCATGTTCATCGCGGCCAGAAACAGATTGGTGGCTCTTTGCATGGCTTCGAAATGATCAATAGCAACCACGCGAATACCATTTTTGTCAGGGACGACCGCCTGGACTACCACGTTCTCGTTGAATATGTAGCCCGCCAGCACCGATTTTATGGCTTCAAGCTGCCGCTCGTTTTCTACGCGCCTGAAGTCGCTGTATTCGGTAGCCTCATTTAACCTCTTGTTGAGCTCGGGACTGATATCAGCGAAAACGCCGTAAAGATCCAGCTTCCTGGCCATCCGTTTCCGGATCCTTGCAATCTCCTTGTTCCTACCAGCTGAATCTCTTTTACCGCCCATGCTACCAAGTGGGTTTAAGGATCTTGATGCCGATGATGACAAACAACGCGAACGTTACCGCCGAGTTAGCTCGTGGATACCATGTCCACGATGGAGCGGCAAACATCCCGAGGAATATCAGCACCAGCAGAATCCAGTAGATGATTGTGAGCAGTCCCATAGTTTGTTCCTTTCTTTTTAGTGTAGACCGAGATTTTGTGCTGTGTAACTCATCGCACCAATCGGTGCAGCAGTGGTGACATACATTGCATTTTGCATCGAGGGAACACCAAGACTGTCGTGAATCGCATCTTGATATTGTCTCTCGGCGATAGCCGATTCAGCAGCTCCGCCCCACACTTGTCCCCCCAGCGGCTCCCTGATTCGAACGTGCCCTCGATCTTCATCAGGTGGACGATCAGCGGCTGGGGCTACGCAAAAGGGCGCACAAGCACTTTCATGCGGGCGCGATCCACCTCGATCTTGTCTCCGTTATGACCGTCCAGCACGGCGGCGATGCCTGCGCTCTGCGGATCATTGGCGATGACCGCTTTCGGGCCGAATACCAGCCTCTCAGTCTTTCCATCTTCTGATTCTTTTTTTGTGGGGGTTTCCAATATCGCTACTTCATAGAGCATGGGTTTTTATTCCTCCTAGTGGTTGGTTGTTTTGACTGCGTTTATACGCCCCCAGACCGCGGAGTCCAGTTGAAATTACGGGTGTTCCTGCAACTCCTCCGGAAGCATACCCTCCTCCTCCGCTCCCAGCGGCTGCACCTGCGCCGATTCCTCCAGGTAGTTCTTCCGCGTCACTGGGATTCCCCGCGCCAGCATGTATTGCACCACTGGGTCCTTCAAGCTCTCTGGCCCAAGTCGGACTCCTTGCGTTGGGCGACCCAAACTTTTGGTTGAGGGCATCCCTCGCAGTTTCGAAAGCCTTTTCTCTGGCCTGTTGTGCTGTGTATTTTCCACGACTAGCATCCTTCCATACTTTGTCGATTTCGGCAATGGTTTTGAGAGGCAAAACATCCGCCGAAAGAGCCCCTTGCTGATGGCTCCAGATGCCTGCTTGGAAATCGCTTGGCACAAGTCCATACTCCGCAGCAGCCCGTCGCCCCGCTTCGGCGTGCAGCGCGGATACGCCGTGATGACCGAGTCCTTTATTGGATGGCCCATTGAAAGCCTGCGCTACCCTCGGATTTTCTATGACTTTCGGTTTTCCGTTCTCATCGACCTTTTGCTTGCCGGTCGCCTTGTCGATGTCTGGCACTTTTGGCACAGGGTGCAGCCAGCTACTTCCAATGTCATGGGTGTCCACAACGTAGTCTGGAAGCATTTCGTTAGGCGCCATCTTGGAATTATAATAACTGGAGACTTTCGCCTTTGTAAGGATGTCTGCCAGGTCCGCGTGTGTCGGAGCTTCCAATCCCTTGAGCCCCCTGGCGATTTGACCATAACTTCGCCATGCACTTTTCACGGGACGAGGATTCTTGCCCGTTGTCATTGCCAGATCGCCCTGCGCGCCTTCCGGAGTGATTACGTGATACTCGGGATCATGGAATGTCTGATCATAAACCCGAGCCCATTTCGCTCGGAGTAGGTCGCGCTCCTTCCCCGCCGGCAGACTATCGAGATCGTTGAAAGTCTTTCCCTGAAGTTGCTGGAGATCTTCGTCGGAAATCTTTGGGATGCGTTTATCTTGGATGGTCTTATCGAACCGTTCGTCCCACGGCACATTGGCGCCCTCATTCTTTACCCGCATCAACCGCTCAATCATTGCGAAACTCTGATCAGGCGGCGTCTGTGGGCTTATCGCGGATTCGCCACCTAATACCTGCCAGATCTCATAACCATATTTTTCCGCCAGTTGATGCGCCCAGATGTTGTAACCTTCGTATTGCTTAATCGCCCGCTGCGCCCACGGGTATTGCTGCATCATCTCGTAGTGCGCTTGTTTGTTTTCCTTGAAAAACTCTATCGCGCTCTCGATCTGCTTTATGGGATTCTGATACCAATCCCTCTGTTGCAGTTCCTTTGGTAGAAACTCGCGTACGTCGTTCGCTATTTTACGCGAGTATGCCTTATCCCTGTAGATGCTCTCTACGTCCAGATCGGTCTGCTGCGTTCGGAAATCTTCCGTTGCGTCGCGACCCTGCGGAAAACGAGTGCTGATCCGATACTCGGGATAGTTCTTGCCTCCGCGACTCTCGAGGTCTGCTCGCGCTTGCTCTATCGTTTGCGCCGGCCTTGCCGTCGACGGCATGAGCGGCCCACCTGGAGGAGCTGGTCCCTCTACTCCCTGCTGCGCAGCGGCCCCGGTATCAGCACCCCGTGCCCCTTCCGCGGTTCCACGTCGACGATCCGGATAGTCCCCTTCGTAATCGGAGATGATTTTGGCGTAATTCCTTTGAGCTTCTTCTCGGGTGTCTGCTTCTCCGACGAATTCGCCTGTTCCTCTGACTCGTTGAATTGTGATGTCATGACCCTGCGCACTGTATACACTTGCCAGCTTATGTAAAGCGGCAAGATCAGCCTCCGGATCTTTGGCGTAAATCTGCACCAGTGTCTGATTTTCGTGCGGCCGCAACGTCCTGAATTCCAAGCCCGCGTCGTCGAGCTGTCCTCTGATTTTCGGCAGATTCGCCTCCGGAACCATCATGTAATACATGGCGTTTTTACCGCCTTTATCGTCCCAGAACGCGAGCACCGATTTTTGATTTAGCGCCCGCCCCCGCAGCGCAGCTGCGTAACGCAATTCGTCAAAATCCCTGACGTTGTTGATGTCGGATACGACGGTGTTCTCAGTGCCGTATGTTTTGGTGTCACCAATCGCGTCGTGATGAAGCGAGTCTAACCCGAGCATCTGATCGATAGAGCGACCGATATGATTCACGAAATCCTGGCTCGGGCCATTGTAGTTTTCTAGCGCCTCCTCCCAGGTGAGAACGTCCTTTTCGTTAGGCGAAGCAAAAATGTGGCCCTGCTGCAACGCTCTCCGAAGCGCAAGCTCATTTGATTGCACCTCTCCCCCATACAGAGTTGGCTTTACGATCTGGCCGGTGGTCTGAGCCACATCGTAGCCTCCTTCCTTGCTGTGGAACACGCCTTTTTGATCAACGTAACCGTCTACGTATCTCTTGTAACCTTCCGGACTGAAGTAGTCCGCCAGGTCGATTGGATACTCATCCGGAATCTCAGCGTGCATTCCCGCCCTGACAGCTGGAAATACTTTTTCGTCTTCTTTCCGCATGATCGCCGGCCGATCCAATCGTTCGGGACGCGCCGTGGATGGCATTAAATGAATATCAGGATGCTCCGTGGGAGCCATGTTCGCGGTAGATTTGATGTCGTTACTCCTGAAAGTAACAAAGATGTTATCTGGCTGGCCGCCGCCATCGTATGTGTTAGTGAAGATAGCCCCGTCGCGACCTTCGTCCTTGGCCTGCTTAATTAGGGTGTAATAGCTTTTCTCGCGGTATTCATCTCCGCCGAAATCGTGAACTAACGGGTTTTCGAACCTTACGAAAACTTCGTGCAAGCCTCGTGGCATACTTGCTCTAGTTGCGCTTTGGAGAGCCATTGCTGTATCAACCGCTTCAGGTTCGCTCTGAAATCCATCAGCAACCACATTATCGTAAGGATCATGCACCCTCCATTTCATCTTACCGTATCTGTCGTAATATTCCTCAACGGAATGCCTATAACTCTCGGATCTCGGGATTGTGTAAGCTTGTGCGGTGTCAGGTTTGCCAGCAAAAAAGAATCCCTCTTCAGCTGAAGGCGCTCCGGTGTAGCTACCCATCATGGCAGGTTCAAATACAGTGAAGTCTTTGTTAGGCGTGCCGTGGTAAGCGCCTACGACTACTGACCTGCCTGTCTGATACGTGGACGCGGCATGTTCTTGCGCCGCCTTCAAACGCGCTTCTTCGGCCAACCGTCCCAGCACGTAAGACGCTCTACCCATAGCGGACGTCCCTGGTGCGTCTCTTATGGTTCGAACTACGTTCCCGTCCCTATCTACAATTGACACTCCCGATTCAACAACACGCAGATGCAGACCACTGGAAAACATCCCTGGATCAAACGGCGCGGAATCAAGAACAACCGGTGCGCCGCGGCTCCATCTATTGAACTCTTCTGATTGTGGGGCTGTCGACGGCATGTATCTGAAATTGGCGGACTGCCCGTAAACTGGGTTCTTGACGTAGACCGTGTTACCGATGTGGATCGCCTCATCCGCACGTATCACCGGCTCGCCGCTGGTCTTATCATAAAAATAACTGTGCTCCATTGGATCGAAGCCCAGAGGCGTCCATTTACTCAAGTCGTTGATGTCAGCCGGCAGCGTGCGATCAGGATCGTATTTCCCTTCTGTCGCAGCGATCGGCGCCTTGTTCATCTCCCTGTTCTTGATCTTCTCGGCCGTCGATTCTCGCACGGTGAAAGTAACCGGACCTTTCATGCGAACGATCGAATCGTATCCGAGGTTCTTTCCGATCTTCGGCGCGTGAATCGTTTGCGCGTAAATCCCAGAGCGCAGGAAAGACGGGATATCGATGCGCGAACTGATAGGAGTGCCTGCTGGAAGATCACGATTGGTGCCTACAAACGGAACTTTATTGCTCGAGAGAGCGGCGCGCAGAACGTCGTCTGACACTGGCTCTGGCTGCTTAAATGCAGGATCGTAGCCAGCTGTGGCCGGCATGTATTGCGCCTGGCCAGTCCACTTGTAATAATCTTGGATCTTCTGGCGGTTCTCGGGCTTCTGTTCCCAGAAACGTTTCTTCGGATCGACGCCTAGTTGCGCTGCCAATTCGTCGGCGTGCCCGGCGGTCTGCGCCGTGTCCCAGAGCCCAGGCGATCCAATGCGGCCGCGTGCACGGCCTTGCTCGATCTCCTCTGGCGTCGGCCTGAACTCACCTTCTTGAGCCGTCGATGGCATGAGCGCAGAGGCCACATACTCCGATTTCGGCACTCCTTTCGCCGCGAACTGTCCTCGGTCGCCATTATATCCGCTCGGCCGAAGCGTTTCGTAATCGTTGAGTGCCGCGCCCTCGCGCACATCGCCTTTGATCAGATTAGGATCAAGATTTTCGGTTGCGACTGGCGAAAGTTTCGCTGCTGCGTCCGCACCCATGTCCTTGCGGAATTTGTTCACTTCGCCTGTCTCAGGATTAAAATATGGTTGTGCCTTGTAATTCTGTTTTGCTAGCTCTTGCTTTGCGGCCTGCTCTGGACTCGGGACAGGTTTTTCGCCAGTCTTCGCTGCTTTTGCCAGAGCTTTCTGTCCAGTCTTGGCCGAAGTGTTCCCCATCATCGCGTTGATCTGGTCGCGATAATCCCGCGGGATTACATGCGGAGTGTAATCTGGGTTCGGGACGACCGGCACAGTTTTGCCACCTTTAATTTCGGTTGCGCCTTTGATCGGATCGCCGCTCGCCGAGTAACCATTCTGGTAATTCTCGGTCGTTTGGTGGAAATACTGGACGATCAACGGATCGTGCACGCCATCAAAAGTGAGCTTGCTACCCTTGAGCTTTTCAGGATCAGCCGCGACTTCAGCCGCGGTCTTGTAACCCATCCTCTTGGCTTCGCCTATGACGATCTGAGCGTTCTTAGTGAATTTGTCTGGGCTAAACCCATGCGCTTGGAATACGTTGGCCAGCGGGAAATATTCGATCGAAGTTGGCACGAACGATTTTGTCAGTATTTCTCGCTCGCCTTCACCTGCCACACGCTGCGGAGCGCCGGCTTTCCGGCGAGCAGCTTCCCGTTCAGCACGATCGGTCTCAGTCTCACCGCCTTCGCCGGGCGCGTGCTCGTAATCCACCGTTATGGGCTTACCCATGTTTGCCTCGATGTCGGCCAGATTCTTAGACGCTTCATCAGACAGGTTCGCCCGCTTCATTATCATCTGGTGAAACGGATCGTTCGCATCGGTTCGAGTACCCCAGATGGATGATTTGTTGTATTTATTGGTGCGCCACGTGATCAAATCTGAGTCCGGCCCGACCACTTTGGCGTGGTCTTTAGCTGCTTCTTCTATCCCTGCACGCGCGATCACGGCTTCCTTGTCCGCACGCTTGGAATTAATTAGCTTCTGCCGCATCGCGTCCTCGCCGCGGATCCGTGCCGATTCATAACCGTCAGCCGGATGCGGAGCCGCTGGAACAACACCTGGACCTTGAGGCTCCGGTTGCGGCGGCTGCGGAGCTACGACTGGGCCCTGTGGCTCGGGTTTCGGCTGCGGGACAACGACTGGACCTTGCGGCACTGGCGGCCGTTGACTCGGACCTGCTATCACCCGATCGGCGATGTTCTGAAAGTTAACCTCGACGCCGTTGTCTTTGGCTTCTTGGATCGCTGCAGCTACATTCTCAGGCGTGAATTTTACGCCGATCGGCGTTCCTTTGGTTTTTGGATCGGTCGCAATTCGCATCACATCGTGCCCCACCGCCTGTTCGTCCGGCGAGAAAGGATCAAACGGATGCGCCGGCGGTGCGGCCGCGCCGCCTGCTGCTGGAGGTTGTGCGCTCGGTGCGACTGGCTCGCGCAAAAATCTGTTCTTCTGCGCGAGCGCGCCATCACGGTATAGCTGGCGCAACATTTCCACGCGATCCTGTCCTGTTGAAGGAGTACCCAATAACGGATCGAACTTGGGACCGGGCAGGAGTTTCTCAGGCATGAATTTGTAGAGGAGCTGTCTCGCCCAGCGGGACGCAACGTCACCGGGACGTTCACCTCCGTAAAGCAATCCAATCGGCTTGTCTTTGAGAACTAGTCTACCGATGTCTGCATCCCGCTCCGCTCGAAGATACTCAGGTGTCGATCGGGTTTCCGGCATCAGAGTGAACCCGCGTGCGCCAGGCTGTGGTATGCCGCGCAAAGCATCATAAGTGTTGCCAAACCGCTCCATCAATTCCGGTTTGGCCGCGCGCAGGATGCCGCCTATCATCTGCGATATGTGCCGCGACTCGTGAAGCGCGACGCCATTGTTGATTCTGTCTCCGTTGCTGTAGGCGTTTCCATCCTTGCCCACGAAGCCATCTGGCAATTGATCAAGAACCGATTTCGGCATCGGCCGCAATTCACGCGGAACCGGCGGTGGGGCCGGAGCCAAACCCTGTGGAGTCGCTATGAGCGTCCCTGGTTGCTGCACCGGCTGCGGCGCTTCTTCTGGCCACGATGGTTCTTTGAAGTCCGGTAATTGTTCGCGCGCGGCGTTCAACAAATCCCAGCCGCGTTTAACAAAAAGCTGTTTCTCTCCATCAGGGCTTCCTCGTGTGCTAAGTCTGATTAACCCGTTAGTTTGAGCGGTCTCAGCTCTCTTTGCTGCTCCAACGTAAGGGCCATAGTCTGGATCGAAACCTGCGTCTTTTGATACCCCTTCAAAAACGCGTGCGCCATAATTGGCTCGGTTCCTCAGTTGTGAACGCCACGCGCCGTGGACCGCAAATGGAAGCACAATCGCTGCGCCTCCGGCTGCGCCACTGGCCATGTAAGGCGCTTCTTCCCCTGTTGGCGCAGCACCATATCCGAATGTCGCTCCCGCCATAGCACCCACCCCAGTGTTCACGGCCGCGGTCGCCGCCCTGTTCGACCAGTCTTCCATGAACTGTTGAGTCCATCTCTGATTTAAGATGCTGTCATGTTTGATCTCTAGATCTTTAACCAGCTTGTCGGCCTTTGAGGTATCCTTCCCGGCTGCTGTGAGATCTGCTACGTCCTGCCGCGCTTCGTTGAGTTCTTGAGCCGTCTTATACTGGAGCGAGTCCACTACATTGAGATCGCCATGCGCCAAAAGTGCTTTCATGCCGTCCCTGAAATCTTCCTGTGATGAGCCCAAAATCGCTTTATGCAATTGGTTGGACAAAAACCTGCCCATGCCTCCTTTGGCTGCTAGTTCTGCTGGCAAAACTCCAGCAGCAGTCAGCACTGCCGCTGTGCCCTCTGGCAAATTGAAATATTTTCTTAAAGCAGTATCGACGGTAGCGGCCCCAGCGATCCTAAGCCCAGCAGGAAGAGCGTATGATGCACCCAACCCGAGCGTGCCCACTGTGTATCTGGCGCTCTTGGCGACCATGTTACTTATTAGTTCAGCGATTTCTGCCTCTGGCCCGATAGCAGGAGCTAAAAACCAGATCCCGTTATCGGCAATCTGCGCGGCCAACGAGTTGGGATCGATGTCCATGTATTTCTGGTAGGCATTCGCCCATTCCATCGCCTGTTGTCGAACGATGTCCGAGCCCTCGGCGACGGCGGTAAGCTCTTTGTTATATTGCTGCTTGGTAGCTTCTGTGGCTTCCCCGGTTGCCTCCGCGACTTTCTTTCCGATCTCGGGAGCCATGAACGGTCCAATCCCAGGCACTGCTTGCGACACCGCCTGCGCCCAGAAACTTTTCGGCCCACCAGGATATGGCGTCGAAAGTTCTGCTTCTTTGCCAGCTAATCCCGCTACCTGCTCTCCCACTTTTAACGCCGACGCAGGTAATTCCGTTATCTCCTCGGGTCCAGTAGCTGGCTTCAGCCCTACACCCCACGGCCCATACTTCGGGTCACCAGTTTTCGCATACAAATACGCGTTACTGGTGTCCTGCATAGGCGGCCCAAGTGGATGGGTCGTCGGCTGCATAAGCTGCTGGTTCCATTCCAGAGGAAGATTCCAGATCTTCTTTGCGCCGTCCTCAAAAGAGCCTAAAAGGTGGTGCCAGTCCGGCACTTGCTGCCACATGCCGAGCATACCGTTCCACAACTTTTCCTGTGGACTTTGATCGGCGAATTGAGCCGACTCGGCCGTGGCGATCTGCGCTGGATGCACATTGGCGTCGCCCTGTAGTGCGGCGTTAATCACCATCGAAGGGGCGCTTTCGTCCACCTTCTTCACAAATTCGTCAGGGTTAAATGACGATTCGGCCTGGTCCGCCTGTTGAATAAAGGTTTTAGGATCAAAATCCTCCTGAACGTTTTGCTGATCCTGAGTAGCTTTAAGGAACGCGTTTGGATCAAACGGCGTTGCGGTCGGCTGCGGCTGGGGAGGCCCACCAAGCGAAGCTTGAATTGGCGGACCTCCGAGAGTGATCGTACTCTCTGGCATTTTATTTCGATGCCGTGGCTGGCGGTGGAGACGGTGTCGTTAAAGCCCCCATCCTCTGTAGCCTATCCCTTACCTCTGCACTACCTGGAGCGTCAGGGTTCCGAGCCAGCCAAAGCATTGCTCCCTGCGTATCAATAGTGCCTTTGGGAGGAAGACCAGCTTGAACGTTCTGGGTTTCCTTCGTCGGTTGCGGGACAGGATCGCCGGCGTCAATGTTGCCGTCGTAACCGATGCTCTTCAGCCACGCCGAGTTCTGAGGTGATACGAGCGTGGTTCTCACACCTGTCTTGCGATCGGTCTTTTCAAACGGATGATCCATCACGTCCTGATACAGCGTCCTGAATCCATTGAGTCGCCCAGCCAAGATGTTCGGGAAATCTTTCTTGATTATGTCGTTCATCTGAGCCGCGGAATCGGCCGCATTTAATGACTGTTCCCATCGCCGCATGTCACTGTCATCTGCGACTCCGCCCTTCAACGTTTTGGTTAGCTCGGTCAATAGCGCGGTCTTGTCGAATTGGAAGTTGCTTACCGTTGGAGAACCAGCGTTGTCTTTAAGGAAATTTTCAAATTTGTTGCCCGTCTTCCAATCGTGCAGAGGCAGCTTTTGGGAGTCTTCGTAAAGATCTCGTAGATGCTCAAGCATAGTGTTGGCCGACTGGATCATGTATCCGGCACTGTTGGGATTCATGCTGGCGATGCTTTTAATCATCTGCTGTCTGCCGGCAGCTTTCATCATTGAATAGTCAGGATCGTAAGCACTTACTCGTGCCAGATACGGCAAGAACGCCGGGCTCCTCATCGCCCCTGGCGGCAACACCATCTGGTAATTGGCGATCATCTTGATGATGCTCTTTTGCGGTTCGGTAAGGCCGTCCAGTGCTGCTTCTCCAGTTGGTAGCTGTCCGTTGGGTAAGGGCTTGAGATCTTCGATCTGTCCTTCGAGGTGTAGACGCGGCATCCCAGGCGCGTTCTTGTTATACGTATAACCCGTGGCCGGATCACGGTAGACACTGATGGTGTCGTAACTCTTGGTTTTCCCGTTCGGATACCATACGACTGTTTGCGGCCCGACTGTATATGAGACTGAACCATTCTGGGGATGCCCGACTACGCCATTGCTCCAAACCAGGTCGCCGTTTGACGGCCTTTCAACAATGTGCGCCCCGCTCATGTCGGGAACTGGCATTCCTTGGCCTGGAGCGCTCTCTGTTACATTGCCGGCGGCACCGAGCTGGGACGACAAGCTGGGCTCCAACCCCATGCTCTCAGGTGTAACCTCGCCAGATGAGTCGGCCGATGCAGATGCTGCGACCTCGTTCTGTTGGTTCAGCTGATCCAGGTTCCAATCTTCAGTGGATGCCCCTGTGACGTTGCCAGCAATCAGTCCGCGCTGCCGCTCGATCTGTGGTTGAAGAAATGCGTTAACGCTCTGGGCGGTAATCTGCGATGGATCGAGCCCGGTCATGTACGATGCCTGCCGCGCGTCCGGCATTTGACGCAAATCGCGGCCGGACTGCCGCTGCACCTCTTCTGGTAGAGCTTTTCGGATCTGTATTTTGCCGTCCAATGGATAATTCCGGACCTCGACCGAATCGGTCGTCATGTGCGTCGGCGTGTAGGCACTAACGTCGTTGTAGGTATGCAACTGGTTGCCGACCCAGACCTTGTCGCCGCGTGTCAATCCCAGCCGATCTGCTACGTTTGGGCTTAAGGCGACGTCGTCATCCTGCAATTCCTGACCTTCCGGCCCGTAGTTAGCATCGTGGTTGAATTCCTTGAAATTTTTTCCGTAATACATCCCGCGAACCACCATTGTCTCAGGCGGCAACGGCATGTGTTCAGGCGCGTCTTGAACAGATACGGTGCCTGGCGCCGTCGGCGGCGCTTCTTCTTCCTCTGGTTGTGCCTCCGCCGTTGGAGGTAGCCCTCGGAGAGTTAGAGCAGCATTGGGATCGTCACCATTCATTGTGTCCTCCTATACATCCCGCGGCCCCGCCGTGGAAGTGCCTCCAGTGTCAGTGTCGGTATCGCTGGTTTCAGTTTCCATCGGAGGGCCAATGAGTGCAGGCTGTGCAGCGGGCTGCGCGTTATTCTTATTCCACCAGTCGTCAGTCAAGTTGCCGGGAAGCGGCCCGAATTTCTGCACGTTCTCTTCGTAAGTGGTTTTCTGCGGCGTCGGAACCACCGTCGGCGTGTTAACAGAAGGCACGATTTTGTTCGGAGGCACATTTCCGCCTTTCGTTGGATCAGTATTAGCAGCTTGGCCCCTTGCTTGATCAGCTGACCTCTGGTTAAAAGTCAGCGCCTGATTAGCCTCGGAGTAGGTGGCGGGCCAGGGGAACGGTTTCCCCCTGTTAGCTGGATCACTATACCAGTCGGATTTCGCCTTAAGCATCATCGTATTATATTGTAATTCCTGTTGTTTGTATGGCAGCGACCCTATTTCAAAATTGGCGTTCGCAATCGCCGCGCGTCTCTTGGCGATGTTCACTGGATCAGTAGCGCCAAGAACGCTGTCCAATCCCTGCAACATCATCGCGTACATCTTCTGCCTGGCTTCGACCGCCATCTGAGCGAGCTGCCACGGCGGATGGTAAAACTGCACCCCGGGGATCTGAATATTGTGATGCGGTAGTTCCGCGAACTGAACGCTGCGTCCTGCTGCTGCGCTATCGAATGCCATAAGTTAGCTCCCAAATCCTGAAGTGTTTGATACGAGGCCGCCGCCGGGATTCACGTCCGTTGGCGGCGCCGAATAATCCGTTCCACCAGTTCCTCCCGGCGTGCCACCGGGTGAAAAGGCGAGTCCCAGCGGAGTCTGGTAATAACCAGTTGAATTAAGCGACGGGCTGTTACCGAAGAATCCCTGAATGCCTGCTCCAGCTACTTTCCCGATCCCGCTTATCGCGGCCGATTGCGCCGCGGACTGCGCTGCCGATGCTGCGCTTGACCCCTGTAAAGCAGCCTCAAATGCGGCCTGCTGCGCCTGCGCGTTCTGTGTCATCTGCTGCATCTTAACGTTGAGCAGATCCGTGCCGGTCAATCTCAAGTCGGGCGGCTTCCATTGGTTTGCCAGGCTGCTCGTGAATTGTTGGTTCCGCTGTAATTCAGTCAGTGGCGCTTCACCGAGTTGCCGCGCCATCAGGAACGGATTTTGCCAGACGCCTTCCCCGAGCGCGCCGACGGCCCCTGGGCCGAAGGCTTTTCCCAGTGTCCCCACCACCTGCGGATCTTGCTTTCCTTCCCACGGCAGATTTGCCTGTCCCATCATCGCCAGCGCGCCGTGTCCGAGCGGTTGCATCCAGGGCGTAGCCGGCCCGGTGCTTTGACCAAGCCCATAGCTCCCGCGCATCAGGTTCGCCCACTCGTCTCCGATCTGGGACGAAGTTTTGTAAAGGTCGCCGGTCAGGCTCGTATCTACCTGTTTAAGTGTTGGAGCTGTTGGTGCACTACCACCGCCGCCTCCAAATGCGCCGCCCATATTAAGTCTCGCCTTCTATGTAACTAGGTTTGCCTTCAAATTTCAGAATGTTGGCCGACACGTTGGGGATCTCGCGGTTGACCAGCGGACAATAGACCGTCTCTGGGTTTCGCGGATCGATGCACGCCGTGCACGCCTCGATGTAATCATTATTGAAATCTTTGTCCTCGATCTCTTTGCGCTCCTTGTATCGCGTCCCGTATTGCACTGGTACACGCCTCTGCTCGATAAACTCCCACAGTTCTTCCTCAGACCAGTCTTTAAGCGGGAATCCAACGGCAGGCATCCCTTCTATTTCAACCAGATCAGACTTCAGAGGCATGTGACCTTCGAACTGGTCTACGTCGCATGATTTATGGCCGATCAGGGTCAGATTCCACTGATATAAGATCCCTCCCTTTGGCCGCGCAAGCATTCGCAATCCGCACAGGAAGTTTTTATCTGGCGGCAGGATGTTTACTGGAAGCTGGATTGCGTGATGCGGCTCCTTGCCCATCTGATAAACGTTAACGATCTCCAGCCGTTCTGGCTTGACCTTGATCCCGCTCGCGGTCGGCAGGTAATCGTAGACTTCAAGCTGATATGCTTTGATGACGCCTTGAGCGAAATCGTTCTTCCACGGTTTCCACGGGCTCCCGTGATAGATCACTGGAATCCTCTTACGCATGATCCTGAAAACGATGAATAACATCACCATCGAATCCTTCCCGAAGGACGACATCATTACTGGCTGGTCGAATTTATTGAACCATTCTTCCAACCTGCCAACTGTGCTATCGAGTTTGGTCATCATGCGGCAATGAGCGCGGGTATTACTGCACTGATGATGCTCGCCCCTGCTCCAAATAGAGCACCACCTGCTGCCGCCGACTGCCCTTGGTTCTGATAATAGGCTTGGGTCTGGGCGCCGAATTTCTGTTGCAGATAATTGTTCATCTGGGTCGTGTTAAACGTGAAGATGTTCGCGGCATCTTCCGGCGTCAGCCCAAACGAGCGCGGAGCGAACGTGCTATTGAGATTTTCGAAGAACGATCGGTTGTAATCCTGGTAGCCTTGTACGTCTTGCGCGACCTTTGCTTCTGACGCATTCCGCCCCAGGCTGCCTGTCGACAATCCAAACCCCTGGTCGCCGCTCCCGAGCGCATTTATCGATCCAACGTTGGACGAATTCACGAAAGCGTTCTCGAGACTCGGATCAACCGGACCCGTCAGCGCGCCGTAAGCCTGACCGATCATGCTATCGCGGGCCTGCGTCAGCTGTGGGTAATATTGCGACATATACTGGTCGCCGGCGGCCCAAGCCGCCTGGTCGCCAGCGACTGCGTCGTTCTGCATCTGATTCAAATCAATCTGAAGAGGTTTAGGCGGGTTGGGCGCTTTCACGTTCCCGCCGCCTCCAAACACGCTGCCCATATCTGTTTTATTTAGGTATGCACTGCCAGATCTCTTTTTTCGTGTTCACGAACCCGTTTCTCTCGAACACGCTGTTTTCGATCTCAGTGTTCGTTGGCACCGCCATAAAAGACGTTCCATACGGAAACTGCTCGCCGATAGACAAAAAACAGTAATGATTCCTCATGGCCGCGAGGGCGTCGTTGAAATCCCGAGGAGTACAAATGGCAGGATGCAAAGAAGGCGCTACAATCGGATACAGCAGCACGTTGAAGTAGCCGATCATCTGATCCCCACGCTCTATAGTGAAGATAGGCCGGATCGAATCGAGTCCTACGTTGTGATCAAACGATTTCGCGAACGCCGCTAGTGACTGCAGCTCTTCTTGCGTTCGTATTATTCCGAATTTGATGTGCTCTCTGGTCATGGTGGTGATGTCGGCTGGCCTGTCGGGCCTGTTCTGGCGTTATGTATGCCGCCGTTCTCGGTCAGATCAACGTTAAGCGCAGCCCAATGAGCGATCGTGTTGCCGTTTAACGCCTTCAGATCTGAGCCAGCGTAAGCGATGGTGACCGTGTCAGTGTTCTTCATTGCCTTAGTCAGGTTCACCGTCAGCGTATTACCTGAATAGATGGCACTGGTGACATTGTCTGCGGTTCCAGTAACCAGAACCGTGAAATCACCCAGATCAGCTGTCGGATACGAGCCGCCCGCGAGAGGACCATTGAATTCTACGTCAATCCTATTCCCAGTTCCTGTAGCACCAGTTGGCGTCGGTATGATGTGATCGCTACCGAGTGCAATCCTGTAGTTCCTTGCAACTACCTGACCGAATTTCACTCCTCCAGCGCGGTAGACTCGGATGTGGTCTATTACCCGAAAAGTAAGTGCCCCCTGACTCAAAGCGGGATCTTGAGTACCTGTCGTTACTATAGGCCAAACGACGCCGGGCATCGTCACCGTCCATGTCGTAGCTTGCACCGCGCCAGTGGGATTCTCCAAGTAAAAATCCATTACCAGACCATCCTTATCATTCGTGGCGTTAATGGTCAGGTTGCCGTTCATCAGGATGTAGACAGGCGCACGATTGCTCCAGTCGATGTTCATCGTCGCTGGCATGTTGCTGAAGGTCTGTATCCCCAATGCCTGAATGAGGTCACTCTGGAGCGCGAGCGTCCCGCTGCCGTCTGGCGTGGTGATCGTAGTGTCAGCCGTCACCGCGCCGCAAACGAACTCTGTCGTTCGCAGGTTACCGCCAGTGTATTGCCCACAGACCAGGGGAATAGGCAGATATTTCTTAGCGTCAGTGTTCCAGTCATTCCAGTAGCCCATCCCGTCGGTATCTGGATTCCCAAACCACAGACCAGCTTGGTCGTTGACCCCGTCTAATTCCCCAGGTGGTTCAGTGCCGCCCAATTGTCCCCAAATGACGTTATCCGCGGATACCGTGGCAGTCATTCGCGCCACGATGGCGTCAAAATATGTCTGCGCGTTGTAGACCGCGCCGGCCGGAAGCGTCCCAGACTTAAGCTTGATCGGGAAATCTTGAGTGATATTCATACTTTTTAGCCGGTGGATCTATAAAGAGGCGCTGTTCCCGTGGTTGGATTCACATCGGCCCACAGCGCCGCGGTGCCCGTGATAACGTTGCTCATAAAATCCATCGATAGAGGATCGATGATATACGGTGTCTGTGGCGCCGGCGTGATCTTGTTGAACCCAGCCATGTCCACGAATCTGTCACTCGTCTCGTCCACTTCCGCGATTCCTTCAATCTCTTGTTCCTCAGCATCGAAATAAGCGCACGCACTCGAGATCGACATGCGCCCTGTCCATTGCAGCAGAAGCGAAAATCCCTTGTCTTTCTGGCGCGGGAACGGCACGTTCGCGCTTGTCTGCACACCCTGGTAAATGTCGTCGCCGGTGTTCGGCCCGGTGTAACTCTTCGCTTCGGATATCGTCCTCACCGTGCGAGTCTGCGGCCGCGTGGCATCGAATATGAACGGCGGATTGTCTGGGTCCCCCGGCGTCACGATCTGTGTCCTCGGGTTCTGGATTATCCAGTCGCTCGAGATGATATGCTTTTGCAGGATGACCTTGTAGCCGCCGCGCCGCGGAGCGTAGCTCACCGTTAAATCGACTTCTCCTTCAACGTTATCCAGGTAGATCTCTGCGAACCGGAAAAACTTGTAGTTGCCGTCGTATCCGATCAGCTTCGTTTCCAGTGAGCAGGTGATCTCCCGTATCAGCGTCTTAAACTGATTGTCTACAGATTCGTCAACCCGCGCGCCGGTGACGCATTCCCAGACGTTGTTCTGATCGGTGATGTAATCATTGCTGATGCAAAATGTCCTGTTCACCCCGTCGATCGCACCTGTTATCCACGCTACCGGTCTTATCCCCTCCCATATACTGCTCCACGCCGGCAACCCGAAATATCCCCAGTAGGTCAGGTTATCCAGTGGCGCTTCATCCATGACCCACGTGTGCGAATTGTAAATGTCGCCGCTCGGCACACTCACCATGAGCAGGTTCTCGAATGACCCCAGCGCGATGAATCTCTTGAAATCTTTTGAGATGTTCCCCTTGCTCCATTGCATCTCGCGATCGCGATACGTGACCTTGTTGCTCTGGTAAGCCTGCAAGCCTTCATCGAGCCTTACAAGACCGTCATGGCTATACCACCATTTTAATCCCCATTGAGTCGTTATGGCGTTGCCGCCGACGCACCCGATCCCATTAATTATCACCGTCTGAAAGCCCTGCGTCTGCGACCATTGCGTTCTGTCGATCAACGAACTCATCACCGAGGTCGTATCCTGATCCGTAAACACGAGCAGATCTCGAAAATCCCGTGTGTTGCTTACCGCGGTAATCTGAGTCGGGAACACCAAAAACCCGCCTTCCTCCAGCAGATCTTCCTCAGTGAATTTTATCGGATTGAGAAGATTCGATGCCCTCAATCGGTTCCCGTCTGACACCCAGTAACGATTTCCGCTCCATGCCGCCCAAAGTCCGATCGGCGTTTCGCTCGGGCCGCCGAAAGGAACTTTCTTGGCCGGGTCGAGATGCCGGCCGGTCGTCCCATCCCAATACGCAGCTCGAGAAACGCCGTCCTGAATGAGTATCATCGGCACCGGATCGATGTCGGTCAGGGTGCCGTCAGCTGCTTCAGTCACGCTCTGGACGCATGGAGTAAACACCACTGGACCATGTCCGATGAATGATAACTGGGAAATCCTTTTCCAACCAACAGCAGGATGAAATGGATATCTCAGGTAAAGGATGTTGTTATTTACGGCGACTACCAGAAACGTGTGGCCTCTCTTGTCCGTGAATATTGTTATTCCACGTGGAACACCTCTCCAGTTCACAGGAAGAACACTCATCCCAGGTCGCGTTCTTACTATCCCGCCACGGTTAGTCACGTTGACACCCCACCGAAAAAAAGTTTTCTGAACCTGCGTCGCTTCGTTGTAACTATCAGCGCCTCTTGACCACGGGCCGTCTTCAACCGGCGGAAGCAGTGGGCTCTGTTGCTGCTCTGGCATGGCCCTAAGAGACTATCTGTGTTAAATCCAGCAACAAGTAGTCCATAGCTCGTTGTAATCCTTCTATGGTGTCGCCGAAGGTTCCGAGCGCCGAGTTACATTTGTTGCACAGGACTCCGCGAATGTGATTGTCGATGTGATCGTGGTCGATCTGCTTAGATCTCGGAGTTGGAAACTTCCTCCCGCAAATCTGACATGATTTAATGCTCTGGATTTTCTTCCACTCTTTAGGCGTCACGCCATGCCTGCATTTGGCATGAGCAAATCGAAACCTCTCTTTATCGCTTTTCTTGTATCGCTGTCTGGCTGCGGCGCGAAGCTTTTGATTATGCTTGTGGTAGTAATCCCTGCTGTAGCAGGTGTAACACTTCTCCTCAGTGTTTAAATGATGATTGTGGCCACAGGTAATCATAAATCACGAGAGTACAAATCCGCTATTCCAACCTGCGTCTTCATTGAACTGGAGCTGGAAGGTTTCCCCGGGATTGCGCGCCTTCTGATCGTCATCCAGATATTTCACCGCCTTGTCCTCCATCACCTGTGCCGCGCCGGCGTCGCCGCCATCGAGAATACTCACCGAGCGAACCATTGTGACGATCGCTAGCTTCGAAAACAGATGCAGCGGCTGCCACACACTCGTGATCTTGTAAGTCCTCTTCCTATACCGCAACCGGATCCAATACGCGTCAAACGGCAGCTTGATCCTGAAATACTGCGGCTCGGTCTCGTCCGGATAATAATATCCCAGCAGCACCGAGGTGGTCTGCGTCACGTTGTCGAACGCGTAAAGCCTCACGAAATTGCTCGTGGCCTGGCGCGTTATCCGGTCGATCCGCGCAACCTTCTGATCAGTGTTGATGTTCGGGACGATCTTATTGTGATCCACAGTCACCACAAACCCGTCCTGACCGTCCGCGCCGAGGATCCGTTTCCCGGTGTCGTCGTATCCGTAGATCCGCATCGTTTTTCCGTCATCATTGGTCGAATCGGGAATCGCCACCAACTGCGACACCGCCTGCAACGGCTTTATCGTCACCACCTGGCCGATCGTATCCCACGCTCGGATCTGGCCCCAGCGACCGCTCCCGCTGTGGCCGTAGAACGAGCCGCCCATCCATTGACCGCCATACTCATCCGACCCGGGCCCGTTCAAATGGAATTCACTCCATTTGTTTCGCATGTAAGCCGGCTGACCGTTTATCGATATCGCTATCGGCTGATCCACGAACCGCGGCAACGTGGCGTATCGCCATCCGTCAGTCTGAATATCGACGTAGCCAGTCAGTCCGTCGTAATGCCCCTTGTTGCAAAGCGCCTCTAACGCGTTCGTTGTGACGTCAAAAATGTTGAATTGCCCTACGTTCCCAAGAATTTTGGCGATATCATCGAACACATCGAGCATTATCACCGAATCCCGGTTGTAAATGTTGTAATCCCGAGCGGATTGCACCTCGGTGTTGTTCGCCAGCTCTATAAATCCTGTCGTCGCCCGCTGCGCGTCCGTCGTTATCTCTACCGCGGCGTCCGCGAGCGCTTTTGCGTTTGTCAGATCTTTCCGGCGCAACGCCTGGATCGCCTGCAACATCGTCAGGAATCCGAGCTCACTCTGGATCGGGATGAAATCGTCCAGCGAATAGATCTTGAAGATCTTCCGACGGAACAGGAACCGCGCCGTCACCCCGGTCTTGCTTAATCTGATAAGTCTGTAATGCGGGTTGGTCTCGTTCGGATAATATTGCGCGATCAACGTCAGGCCAGTGGGCGGATCTGGCGTCGGCGGCAACGGCGGCCCAGGCGCATTCGGATCTGGATCTGGCGGCACCGGGATCGGTAACGCGTCCGGCACTCCAACACTCGGATCCACAGGTTGCGGCGGAAGCGGCGGCCCGTGCGGCGGCGGCGGCGGCGACGAACTCCAACCAAGACTATATAGACCCGCTTGACCAGCCGTCAGCGGCCGCACTCTAATATAGTATGTCGTCCCAAAAGTCTGTAGAAACGTTGCCACCGCAAATCCGTTGGAAGCGACCGTTGAGCGCACCACCAGATTCAAAACCGTTAACCCTGTCCCAGTGAAGACGTCTATCGCGTGATCGCCGCGAGTCCAAAAATTCGCATTCAACGCGCTGTTGATTCCTACCCATTTAAACCAGACCGTGTTCACCGCGACTATGACATCGGGAGAGCCGCCAGACCCTCCCGTATCCGGCTCCCCAGCTTCCACGGTCGCGTTCACCGTCGTCCCGATCACAAGATTCGCCGGATCTTGATTGGCTCCGCTTATTAGCTGCGCGCTCGCGAAATTGTCGTTCGCCGGCGGCGGCGCGACGTAGTAAAGGCTGACTGCGCCTGTCGTTATCTCCTTGTTTACCTCTGTCAGTTTCCCGAAGTGATGGCTTGAAATGAACCAGTTGGTCGCATCGATAGTCATCGTCTCGGTGACCTCGATCTTGTTTACCGTCGCCCCTTGCAGGAAAATCCGTTTCCCAGCGTTAACCGTTGACGGCCCAATCGCCACCCTGAAGCCGTCCTCCGGCGGGATTATCGACGTCGGCACGAACCCGCGGTCTTCCCACGCATAGTCAACCCGATCGCTTCCAGGGTTGCTCCCAAAACCGTTCAGCGAAAATTCAAAAAGCCTGTCCTTCGAAAACGCCGGGATACTGTCGACGGTGAATTTGAGCGGCGTTTCAACCTGCCACGGCAACACCACCAGGTTCTGGTTCTGGATCGGCAGATCGACATACCCTTTCAGTATGTCCCAGTCGCCTTTGGCCGCTAGATATTCAGCCGCGCGCGTGCAATGCCGAAACACATGCGGCTGGTCGTTCGTCCCCAGATACTCGCTGGCTTCGGGATAGATATCGGCGACACGCATTCATCTACTCCTCTTCGCCCTCGTCATCCTGATCGCCCATCAGTTTTTTCATCGCTCTCTCATCATCCGATGGCTTGCTCTTGGACTCCGCCTTCTTATACCCGCGAATCGGCCGGATCGATTTCAGATGGATCTCCACCTCGTGCCGCTGTTTCCCCTTGTGCTTCCCGTGCTGCGGCGTGTGCACCCTCCGGCTCACCACCGCGTGATGAATTATCGAGCGCCCGCTGTCAGGGATCTTCGACAAGCCCTCGTCCCCCTGCAACATCACACTCGGATATTGCATCGCCGCCGGCCCACCGCCGACCCCGCCCCCAGTAGGCATGTCCGCCATCCCTGGCCCCAATCCCTCCGGCTGCTGCCCCAAATCTATGTCGCCGCCGCCGCCATCTCCGTCTCCTGCGGCCGGCGGAACCCCGCCTTCCTGATAACCTTTTTTCATCTTTTTCCTCCTCTTACTCGATCATGTTCAATGCAGCATTGCCTATTAATACCCGGGTTGGACTACTGAAATCGTAAACCTCCGCGTCGAAGATCGAGCTTTTCCCAGTCCCAGTCGGCGTCGCCGCGACGTTGTAATAGCTGTCGCGCGTCACATGACCTCCCGGCACCGCGAACCCGCCGCTGAACGGCGTCGCGTTCCCTACCATGCTGTTCCCAGTGAACACTATGTAGCCCGCTCTGTCGCTCCCAGGAACAGTCGTCCATCCCGGGCTAGGATTCACCGTCCCCAAATTCAGATATCCGTTCCCAGTCCGGCAACGGCTTATGATGTTCCCGCTGACCACTCCACTGTTGATCCAGTGGTATGTCTCCAGATTATACGTCGCCCCCGCGCCAGCTGGACTGTTTAAAACCGAATACCGCCGCCCCCAGCACGGAGCGATCACAAAACCACTCCCAGTCGGCGGCAGATCCGCGCGATCCATCCCCGCCAAAGGCCCGGCGCCTGTACTCACGCTCGGATCACTCAATAGCCCCGGCACCACGTCTATCGGCCCGTCCATAGGCGCAAATGCGTCCTGGCTCATCGGCAACGTCCCGAAACTTGTGTCCGTGTATCCACCGCCATCCAGCACCACGTAGCTCGTTACCGCCCCACCGGCCCCGACCGCGTTCACCATCACACGTACCGGGTTATACGCCCCGTGCGCCGTCGGATATATCGGCGCAGCGTGGAATAGCACTTGCCCAACCATGTAGCCGCTCCCGCCATTGGCTATCCGCGAATCGGTAAAGTAACATTTCGCAGCCGTCGTCGCGTGACCGCCAGTCAACAGCACCGGGTTTGTCGGGAACGTCGTGTAAGCGCCGTAATCAATTACTGTCAGTCCCTCTGGCAATATCGTCCCGCCGTTGCCTATCCCGGTCACCACCGCTTTTGCTACCCTTGTCGATACACCGTTTGCCGGGTCCAACGTCACCACGTCGCCCAATTGATATCCAGCGCCATTGCTCGGGGTGCCCAGCACCATCATCCCAGGCTCTATCGTGTACCCTGTCGTCCCGTCGCTCGCCCCAGCCCCGTTGTCCGTTATCACGTTCCCAGTGATCTTGAACCCGTGCGCGTTAAACACGTTTACCCCGCCAAAATAATTTCGGCTTATTGTGTTCCCAACAAACGCATACCCGTAAGAAACATTCTGATCCCAACTCGAGCCCTGCGCCCGCGTCGAGCTTACCCCTATCAGCGCGCCAACCGCGCATTGCTGCACCACGTTCCCTGTTATAGCCGAGTTGTCACTGTCAATCGCGTACAGCCCAGCCGTGTTCGCCGCACACGAGTAAATCTGGTTACTCGCTATCGTGCACGATGGACTGTTTAACACCCATATCCCGCCTTCCATCGCGTCGCTCACTACGTTCCCGCGCACCAGACTCTGCGGACAAAAAACCAATATTATCCCGCCAACTCCCATCACCCCAACAAAGGTGTCCTGCACTCGCGCCTCGAAACTCTGTTCAATGATTATCCCGTACCCAGAACAGTAGGCGATCACGCACGTGTCTATAATCACCGCGTTTGCTCCTATCGCCAGTATCCCGTGCCTCTGCGGCACCACTTGCCCTGTCGCAGCCGTGTTCAGTATCCCGTCAAATCCCATCCGACTCACCAGCACCCCGCTCGAGCCGCTCAAATCCAGTATCGCCCCAGCCGGCGTCACTAACAGATCCATTATTATCAGACTCGTCCACGGACTGTCCCCAAGCATCGTGAATTTCGCTCCCGCGGGCACCGTCAGTTTCGCCGTCACCCGGTAGTGACCAGCCGGGAAATACAAAGTGTAACCAGCCGACGCCACCGTGTTTATCGCCCCCTGGATCGCCAACGTGTCATCGTGCACACCGTCCCCAACCGCGTTCCCGCTCGATAATCCCGTTAACCTTACATTCACTATCCCCACGCTTATCGCCGGCGTTACCCATCCATACGTCGCGCTCACGTCCGGATCCGTCCCCGTCGCCCCCAGCACCGTCAGCACTCTCCCTACGTTCCCTACCGGATTCGGCCAGTCCCCCAGATCCGTCGTCAACGGCCGACTTGCCCCAAAATTACCGTTCCCAGAGTTATACTGGTTTATCCACTCATGCGCTACCGGCGGAAAATTGTTCGGCATACCTCCTCCTCCTCCTGTCAGATCCGGACAGTTAATTATGTGGTGCCCCTGCATGTCCAGATCACTCTGTGCAAACGCATCCAGTAACGCCGTCCTCCCCATAAACGTGTCCTCTACAAAGTAAAATTCATCAGTCCTCACTTCACCACCGTCACCAGCGCGTTGAACACATAATTCGCACTGTCTAACAACGCGTTCAGTTGTATCGCCAACAAAGAAGTCGACAAATTCGTCACCGTGAAAGAGAGTCCCGTCAACGGTTCCGCATCCACCACGTTCACTATCATCGGACCACTCAACAACAGCGCCGGACTCACCTTCTCCACCTGGAACGGGATTATCATGTCCTGCACCCCAGCCGGCATACTGTACTGTATCAACTCGTGATACGGATCGTTCGTCACAGGTATCACCGCGTGCAAACATTCGTTCCACCCTGCGTCCACTACCGGCGCATACGGATACCAGTTCCAGTAATACCCAGCACTCCCAACAAAACTCGACGGCGCCTGCTGCAGTGGCCCCTCTACCGCCGAAAACGGTAAATATATCGGCGGACTACCATACGGACTCGGTGGTAGCGCGGATCTAGATCTCATCCGCCTCGCTTCTTACTACCCACTTTTCCCTCTGTCAACCTCATTGTCTCATTTTGATCCCTCTATCCCAAAAATATTGGCCTCATTCTGAATCATTCCACCCATATTGTCGCGTTCTGCTCGTTCAATCTCGGCCTATACTTCTTTATCGCCGCCGCCTCCTTATCCGGAAATTCTTCCTCCAGGCATTCCTCCACCAATACCTCAGTGAATTCTACTCCCTCACCCCTGTGCTTATATAATCGCCCCCTCACATTCTTCGACGCCCCTACGTAAACTACTATCCCGCAATCACTTAATATGTAGATCCCGCATACACCTTTTTTCATTTTTTTATACCAGATTTTTTATAAAATTCCCTATAAGAACACTGAGCGCGCGCGGGGATCGACGGGTCGGGTCGAGGCGGGGGGTGGGGGGTGGGGGCCAGCCCGCCGCGGTCGCGCCAAAACGACCCTCCGGCCGCGGACCTGTCAAGTGCGCGTCGCGCCAGGCAAAACCCATAACATCAGACAAGATTTGTAAGATGAAATCCTCGAGGTCCGGACAATGTCGCGTAACGCGCTCTCGCGTAACGCTTTAGTTCGCCTGGGACTCTCCGCGGCTGTGCGATCCTGCGCCAAAACCGGTGTTTCAGACCCCCCATAGGCAGCGCCTATGGCAATTCGGGACATTCTGACGCTTGACACCGGCTTCCGCGACCAGCGTAAGAACCGGATCCGCGGCCGATCGCTCGATTCGCCGGCCTAATCCATCGAGGCTCGCGCGGTCCACGCGGGTGTGTATCAAAACGAGGCCAGGGGAAAAGAGTATAGGTGGACTCATTTTGAGGCCATTTTGATAGCCTTGATGGAATTGCAAGCGAGAGCGGTTTCGATTGTGGGAGGGACCGGTTGAATAGAACCATCTTGGACTTTGATGACGGTAGTGTTGTCGGTGGTGAGATGAGGGCAGAAGACGGAGATGAACTCTGCGGCGAGTTGGTCGAGGGATAGGTCATCGTTGTTCATTTTGAGTCATCGTGGCAATTAGCGGCATCGATCCAGAGTTTGATCCAGCGGTCGATGAGAGAGCGTTTGGAAGAGAGTTGTTTGAACTCGTGATTGAGCCAGGAGGAAGCGATATCGCGCAGGAGAGCTTTATCTTGGTCAGTGGCGGAGCCGTTACGGAGCTTTTCGAGGAGAAGAGGGTCGGAGCAGCCGAGGAGGGATAAGATGGCGTCAGAAGGCATTCTCAAGTTGTGGGAATACGTTTGGCCTGGGAAGCTGGGAAGCGACGTTGGACTTCGCGTTTGAAGAGATCTTCTGCGGTGCCGATGCCGACGGGGATAATGGCGCGGAGCTCGTTCATTTTATCGTAAGAGAGAGAGGTAATGAGACCTGAGACAGCGAAATCTGGGTGACCATCTTTATCGAAGCCGAAAGAGAGGATGACGGTTTTGAGGGACATCTTTCAGGAGCGAAGGAGAACGATGATGAGGACGATGGCGACGAGGATGATAATGATAAGGACGTCTGGGGGCGGGAGTTTGATGGGGCGTTTCATAGAGGGGAAGAGCCGGATGCTTTTTGGAAATGCTTTTGATCGCTGGATCCGTAAGCGAGGAGGGTTTGAGCGAAGGTAACGGGATCGCCAGTGTCCTCGTGGAAAGTGAAAGCGCCGCCAGCTGGGATCCAATCTTGGGCAAGGAGAGCGTTAACGCGGGAGGAGAGATCCTCTAGGGATTCTGATTGAACGATCTGGTATTGCATAGGTTCATGCTGCCTTGGGTGAGAGAGCGCCTTTGGCTGGCTCGTACCAATCGCTACAGAACTCTTCGGCCGGATAATCGAGCTTAGGGTTACCGTGCCAGGCTTGGTAATGAGAGTTGGAACAATGGGCCCGGTCGCGAGTGACATACTCGCAGGTGGCGCAGGAAGAGCCGCCGCGCGGGACCTGCATAGCCGGCTCGTGATCGGCCGGATAAGTGGGGCGAGGTTTCTCCTTTGATTTGATACGGGCACTCTCGCGCAGAGGCATAAAGAGGGGATATCACGAGGTCGCTCTGGGTGTCAAAAATAATCTTGAGAAAGAGTGAACGTTTATACACAGCAGGTGTCTATCTTTATACCAATATGAACGAGACACCAAACCTTTCAGATTATCGTTGGATCGTAGTGAACAGCTCTGGGGGTAAAGATTCCCAGACCGCGCTGCGCTTCGTAGTTAACCAGTGCGATGCGCTCTCGATCAGCCGGGATCGGATCGTTGTGAGCCACCAGTGCTTGGGCGAAGCCGAATGGAAAGGCACCTCGGAACTGGCTCGCCAACAGGCAGATTTCTACGGGCTCCGGTTCGAGATCAGTAAGCAGCGCAATCGCGAAGGCGTCGAGATGAGCTTGCTCGACAAAGTGCGCGCCCGCGGGATGTGGCCTTCGAGCGGCCAGCGCTATTGCACCTCCGATATGAAGCGCACACCGGGCCACAGGGTCGTCACAATGCTCTCCCGCGAAGCCGCGGGCGATGTCCTCTACATCAAAGGCTTCCGCGCCGAGGAGAGCCCAGCTCGCGCCAAGGCGCCGGTGTTCGCGAAGCTGGACAAACTTTGCACCAAGACGCGCACCGTGATGGAATGGCTCCCGATCCACACCTGGACCGAAGCGCAAGTCTGGGCCGATATCAAAGCGAGCGGGGTCCCTTACCACAGCGCTTACGCTCTGGGAATGCCCAGACTGAGCTGCATGTTTTGTATTTTCGCTCCCAAAGCGGCGTTGATGATCGCCGGGAAACACAACCCCGAGATGCTTCAGAAATACGTCGATGTGGAGCGCGAGATCGGCCACACGTTTCAGAACGGCCGCTCGATCGAGTCGATCCAGCAGGCGATCGCGGCCGGCGAAGAAGTGCCGGCGATGAACGGTGCCTGGAACATGTAATCCGGCCGGAAATAAATTCGAACAAATTTAATCCCAGATTGAACAACCATACACAGCAGGTGTCTATCTAAACATGAATAACACATCAAACCAAATGGGCGAGGGCGCAGTGCCTCGCGTTGAAGTTGTAACTGTCAGCTACGATGGCAAGCAGCAAGCCACCACCACCTACTCGCTCGACGCGGTCCAAGACATCAACGAGTTGGCGGCGATTGGTTCCCATCACAAAGGAAAAAGCTACCAGCTGTCCGCAGTGGAATGGGAAGCGCGCCTCCTCGGCGCGTTGAAGGAGGCCGCATGATCGAATTCCAGTTCACCAGCAACGCGCCAGAGGGAAACAAGGAGCGCAACGCCTGCACTGTCAACGCGCTCTCGATAGCCGCGGGCGTGCCCTGGCTGATCGCGCACAGAGCGCTGGCTCGGGCCGGCCGAAAGAATAACCGCGGGATCAGCCTTAAGCCGACGATCGAGCAAGGTAAGCTGCCAGAGTTCCGGTTCGAGCGGATCCACCTGTGCCGGCAACACGCCAGAGCCGAAGCTAAAGCCAAACGCGAGCACGCACTGGCCTGGGAGTATCCAGTCGAACTTGGGCCTAAATCCGAGGTGCCCTGGCGCGTGACTATGAAGCGCTTCATACGCGAGCATCCGGCCGGCCGCTACCTGGTCCTCAAACGCCGGCACGCGTTCGCGATCGTGAACGGCAAAGCGCGCGATTGGCAGCGCAACGGCGCGCGGACCCTGATCAAGCACGCCTGGAAAGTGACTTACATCGGCCAAGAAAAATTTCGGGCTTGATTGAACATTACTACACAGCTACTGTCTATCTTATCACCATGAAAACATACCGAGTGAAAATTTCAAACCTGGGAAACCAGGCCGAGGAAACCACCTCTTACGTCGCCTATTCGGTTCGCGACTGCAAAGACGACACCGATCGCTCCGCCTACGCGATGGCGGTCAGATTGCAGGACGTCATCACGATGGGCAAAACAATCGCAGAGCCATTGGCACAATGACCACCATCGAAACCACACCAGACTTTAAAGCGCGGATTGCTCTCATTATGAGGCAACGCGAAACAGGAAAGCGATACAGCGTCCTGGGTGCCCCCCGCACCCAGGGCTGCGTATTACGCAAAGCAACAGACCGCGGTTACTACCCGCCGGCCAAGAAAGGCAAAGACCAATGAAACACGAAACCGACACGATTAAGACACTTCGCATCCACATCAAAAAGCAGCAGCTCACGATCGAGATTCTGACGCGAGTCTGCGACGAGCTGCGCCAGCCTTACAATAACTCGGATCGATTCCATCACCTGTATGAACTCGCGACCAACGCGCTCAACCAGCTGGATTCAATGGAGCTAATACCATGACGTTCGAAGAAGCTAGAAAACAAAACCCGCGGATGCGCCGGCTACAGCCGGTGGGAATCATCCAGAACGGCTCACGTAAAACGGTCGTCGAATGCTGCCTCTGCGGCCTGACCCACTCTTACGCAAGCAACTGGCCAAAGCCGGTGGTAAAAAAAAAGTTTCAACGAATATTCAACGAAACTACATAGCAGCTGTCTATCTAACCATGAACAACATTGAAGAAGCAAAACAAAAGATGCAGGAATTGATGGCAGCTCGCGACACTGTGCGCGATCTGGCGGTCAAAAACTCAACCTATGAGTATGACCTTCACAAGATGGCAGATCGCTTGGACGCAATCGCCAAGCAGATCGGCATCGCGGCCCTAACATTGAAAGGCTAACCAACATGAACAACAACCAATTACAACCAGGCGTCTACGAGCTGACTCGCGACGTCACGAATCCGAGCCCAGACGCGAAAGCTACCGAGATCGAGGGGAGGCCAGAGAACTAATGGATTTCAGAATAACAAACGAAGGCTCAGTCATCGTGTTCACACCGCTCACAGGCGCCGCCAAAGCGTTCCTAGATCGCTGTGACACCGAAGGTTGGCAATGGATGGGCCCGAGCCTGGTCGTCGACCACCGGCCGGCCGCGGACCTCCTTGAGTGGATCAAAGCCGAAGGGCTCAACTGGTAACATGAAACTACACGCACCATTCATCATTACAGCTCGCCTGATGGCCGGCTTAAAGATCGGCGGAGGCTATATCAGCATGGGCCAAGGCCAGCGCAATTCAGAAGGCCGCACGCAATACGGCGTTTTTATCGATCTACCAGATGGCAGCGAACACGAGATCACTGATCTTCGCAGCGGCTGCCAGGGCGGTGATTTGCAGGAGGGATTCGCGTCCCTTTTGTCGTTCCTCGGCGCCGCCGGCGAATCCTACGGCTACAAGGGGATGGACGGAGAAAATTCAAAATTGTTCCCAGAGCCCGTTACTGAATGGGCCTATCAAAACTCAGACGAAATTTCGATGCTCGGGATCGAGATCGAAGAAACCAAAAACCTGATTGAATAACCTATGATCAAACACAAAGTCAGCGGCGAAGTCCGAGAGTTAACCGGGCCAGAGTTTCTCGCTCTGTTCGATACAGAGGTGCACGAAGCCATCCGGCGTAACGCAGCCAAACCCGGCGTCGAAGCCGTGGTCTGCATGGAGAACCTCGACATGTGCAGCAGCCAGTTCGGCGCACGCACGGCGATGATCGTCGGCCCAGGCTGCACTTATCAGCTCTCTCAGATCGAGACGCTGCCAAACTTTCGCCTGGGCGATGTGCCCAGCCGATTCCAATACCCAACGGCCTACTGGCCAATAACCAAGAAAGAACCACAACCATGATGTCACTAGAATCCATACGCGCCGAGACGCGCAAAGTAACAAAACAAGCCAGCCGGCTTTACTTTCAACCATACGTCCCGCTGCACGAGGACGAGATCAAAACCTATCCGCCTTTCCCGTTCCCCAATCTGGGCGATCACCGGCCGAAAGGCTGGGAGCTGGTCGACACACTCTTTGTCGATAGCTCTGGGTGGGGAGCCGATGACGAGCCAGCCATGAGCGTTCGCCAGCTGGTTAAGAAACTGATCGAGCTACAACGCTCCGACAAAACCTATGGCTACGGGATCGTCGAGGAAGGGCAATTCCAGCTCCACCTCGGGGTATTCGAACGCCGCAAACATTCCTCACTGGGAGACAAGTCAGCCAATGATTAAACGACAAGATTACATGAACGATCCGCGCCGACTCACGCAAGGGATGGCGGTGCACCGCGAATATTACGCGCAATTCGTCACGCAAGAGATCAGGCAGATCGTCGAGAGACAGATCGGCTTCGGCCCGCTGAAAGATTCTACCGACGAACACTTCAACGACATCCCGTTGCTCTGGTGGGACTCCGTAGGCCATCACATACGCTGGCTCGTCGAAGACCAGCTCAAAGAAGCTGGCGATAGCGTGACCAAATCCACTCTGGTCTGCGTCGCCAAGGAAGCTGGCCGCCAGATCCTCGAGATCTTTAAGGCACAGCAACAGAACAAGGAGGTGGCGCTATGAGGCAACTAAGGCAACTATTGATCGCGTTAGCAGCGTTACTTAATGGCCTGTTTCAAGTGACCTACGGTCCACAGGGCTATCCTACGGACATCCACACGGTGAGTTCCACAGGGAGCCTCAGCGAGGACAAAAGGGTCATCGAAATGCTCTGGGAAACGAAGGATCAGGCTGGAATACACTTACTCTGGGTCATGGAGGAGAACCAATGAACATACTAACACAAATCGAAGGCAAACGCGGCTGCGGCTATCGCAAGGAAGGCGGACTGTATCTGGTCAGTGAAGGGCTCGGCCGATATTGCGGCGCCCTCCCGATCGAGCTGGAAGTCTGTCCGACATGTCACCACGGCATCAAGCCCTCCCGCGGCTGGACCTGGATCGATCTCTCCGCTCTGGCCGCTGTCCGCGGCTGCTCCCGGGAAGGCGGTTGCGGCAATTGTCCGATAGCCGATGCCAAAATCCAGCAGTGCGGTCTGCTCTGGGTGGGCGAACAGTTCTACAAGACGCCGGCGGCGTTTGCGAAGGAAGCCGGCAGCATGGGCATCTCGCGCCGCATTCAGGCTGTGCCTCGCGGATTCGTCGTTGGCGAGACCTGGGTGGCTCTGGCGCACCGCAAAGCGATAGAGAGCGTATTTAAGCTTGGAGAAGAGCCTACCTACAAGTCGGCCATCTTCCATGTCTTCCGGCCGCAGCGGATCGAATACATCGTTAAGAAGGGCGACAGCAACGAGAAGCTCGAGGATCTCGAGAAACGCGGGATGACTCTGGTCAAGGTGGTCCGCAAAGGTGAACGTGCACAGAAGGAGATGGCGGTATGAAGCTACTGCAATGTTCACTCGCGGCGCTGATCGGCGTTATTCTGGCGAAGCTTCTCCTGGCCCAGACCAGTGTCCCTTTCGACGTCACCCGGCCGCTGGACGGCCAGCCAAGCCGGATCGAGGTCAAAGGCGGCGTCTCTGGGGTCTGGCTGATCGTCGGCCGGGCTAACACGCAGGACCCGTTAGGCAAAGGCTTCGATCCCTCTTACACCTACCTGCTGGTAAATTACAAGCCAAAGGTCAAGCAGCTCAAAGACGGCCGGTGGCTGATCCAGTTCACCAGCGAGATCGCGGAGGATATTCCCTGAAACTTTTGAACGTTCATTGACAGCATCTGTCTATCGTCGTATGAAATTAAAAGACCAAGCGTTGATCGTCCTGCGGGGCAATCTTACGCCAACACAAAGGGAAGCCATGCTGTTGATCGTCGAACGCGAAAGCCGCCGCGATCACAACGGGCTTAATGAACTGATGGAGAAATACACAAACACGCGCGCCGCCGGCCTCGAACTGAACGAGCGCGACCAGAACCGTCTGCTCATGCTGTTACTGGACGAAGTCCTGCGCGGCACCGGAGGTTACCCGGTATGAACTACTACGAGGCACCCGAATCAGCCAAATATCACGGCGGCTACGATCCAAGCAATCCGCCGCAAGGCGAGCACTGGTGTTCGAAATGTTCCCACTGGGATGATGAATGCATCTGCGATCCAGAGGAAGAAGAGAGCCGGCCAGAGCTGGAAGGCTTGGCCAAGCCGATAGCGCAGCCGCATGTCACAACGTTCAAGGAATGCTTCGAGAATACGCGGCCCTGGAGCTACGATTCTCATGCGGCCGACCGTCTACTCATCAAGAAAGTCGGCAGACTAACCATCTCGCCGTTCTGCCTGATCACCGGCCTTCAGCAGCCTTATCGAAGCCTGAGCGTTATCCCGGCCGACTGGGTTTATTCACGTATCAAAGAGCGCATGATCGACATCGATGACATTATCAGTTTCGAGGTCATTGATCACGGCAACGGCTGGGCACTTGTAACCGCGCATTATAACAAGATCCTGGGCAGCGCATGGCTCGCCTATATCAAGTCGGATACGATCCCAGAATGAAAATTGCAGCTATAACACGATTCAAGCACGGCGGTCTCTACCAGTTACTAAAGAAGCATAACTGGTCTCAAGCCGAGTTGGCTAGAAGAGCTGGGATTAGCATCCACAGTGTTTCATGTGCAATCAACATGCATAACCGCCCGTCTATGGCGACCATTGATGCCATACAAAAAGCCTTCGCCGAGGTAGGCGAATTCGCAGACGTCGCGGAAATGTTCCCAGACGCGTATATCGGATTCGGGCAGAGCGTCAAGCATCTCCAGTTCGCAGATCTAGACCAAAAACAGCTCGAAGATTTCGCGACCCACCAGCAACTTCTTTTAGAAGACGCTCAGGCTCCGCTCCCAGAGGATTCGATCAACTCAAAAGAAGCTCTGGAGGCATTCAAGGACTTACTTACTGAACGCGAGCAGAGCATGATGTCCATGCGATTTGTCGATAACCTGACACTCGAGGACGTCGGTCGTAAGCATGGATGTGGCAAAGAGCGTGTTCGGCAAATAATTGATATCGCGCTGAGTAAGATTCGCTATCAGATGCAATCGGAGTGCACGAAATCTACTGTGCCTGATCTGAAGGTGAAACTGTTCAAGGGCCGGGACGGGATTTTTAGAACGGAGCCGCCCGGTCAGCCTGATAAAGATGAGGATTACGTTGATTGGTTACTGAGTCATTGAACAAACATACCTGCTGTGTTATCTAAATTTTTATGGCTAAAGAAATTCCAGAATCAGTTCGCCGCTGGTATCGACGCATCGGCGCGATGGGTGGCAAAGCCGGCAAAGGCAAACCAGAGAGACGCGAGTTAATGCGTCGGGCCATCAATATACGTTGGGCCAGGGTCAAAAAGGCCAAGGCTGCTGAGAAAAAAGAGCTGAAGAAAATTTTCGTTCGCAAACCGGGAGCTCCCGAAATGCCGGCGATCGGATTCAAATGAGCCAATACCGCCAGTCGGCCAAGCCGTTCATCGTTTTCCCTCTGGACAATAGCCTCGAAGGCTGGATCCAGGTCGCTACCGATCTGCAAACCATGATCAATTACCTGATCGAACAGAAAACCGAGAAGGTCGTTGTCCGATATATTGACCGGCGAACCCCAGATGGCGAGATCGAGTATCAGTGGGATTACGGCCTGGCCGTGGAAGCCTACCGAGAAGAAATTTCCGAAGCGCAATTCAAAAAGGAATTGGACGCGGCGATCGGGAATAACGGCGAGTGAAAGCGCATTTCACTGAGCATCCGCTTTACTGGAGCGAGGATAACGAGCTCTGCGGCCGGCTCACCGACGAGCTCATGGCCCAAGGGGAGACCGTATTCCAGCTCTTCCAGAAACCTTTCAATGAGGCGGACCATTCGGCCTGGCTCCTGTCAGTCGCCGATCCAGAGCAAAAGGCGGAGCGGGTGTTGTCGCTCGGGTGCGGGATCGGCGGCATGGAACGCTATTGGCGGGCGCTGCGGCCAGAGCTACGCTTCGAGCTGGTCAACATATCCAAGGCGCAGCTGGCGCGCTGCATCTGCAAAGGCAATCGTGTCGCCGCCAATGCGGAGACCTACCGCAGCGCGCAAGCTCCGTTTGATCTGGTGGTCCTGTGCTACATGCTCGGGCACGTCAACGTGCAGCAGACGCTTGTGAGCGCGCTTAGTAATTGCGCGCCCTGGGGGAAGATCCTCGTTTACGATCTCTTCGAAGGCACCCGCAATTTGCGCGAAACGCTCTTTTACGAGACGCCGACATTCAAGCAGCTGGAGAACTTCGGAACGGCATTCGACCTCCGGTTCCGACATGTGATTCAAGATCGGGCCCAGATCCCGATGGCCAAGTTTTGGAAAGATAGCTTCGGCTGGATCGGTCTCGAGTCGCGGCCGGGGCTCTTCGTTTTCCAACGGGAATAATTTATGACGCCGCAAGATTACGTCGTCGAGCTCGCCCGGGCCCACAATTTCCAGTGCGAACTGCAAACGCTGCGCAGCCGCGGCCCGCACGTCCAGATCAGGATCAAAGGGCTCCGCGAATATCTGGTCCATTTTAACAGGCCAAAGGTTTATTTAAACGACCAAAGCGCAGCCGCCCTGCGGCCTACAGCTGCGTTTTATCCAGTTCTCGACTCCGGAGCGCGGAAATCGCTCAGGACGCGTTTGGCGGGCCTTTGGCGCTCGTCTTGTCGATAAACTCCCGCGCCAGTTCCAGCGCGTCGGTCACCGCTTCGGGCCGGTAACGCGGCCGGGGCGATTGCCGCTCGCCGCCGTACGGCTTGAAATGTTCCGCTCCTTCGGTGTAATCGCCACTGGCCAGCAGGCCGCCCAAAATTATCGCCGCGATTTCATTAAGCTGCGGCGATTCGCTTTTTGTTTCTGGTTCATTCATTGGTTTTACAGGTTCAAACATCCAAGGCTCAAACTCGCAATCTCTGATTTTGTCGATGATGCTTTTTGTTCCACTCATAAATTGTCAACAACATGGTTGAATGCCGTGTTCCCTGAGTTGCGCCCGAAGCCGAGCAATCCTGCTTTCGGTCATCCCAGAGGCACCTGGATCGCACCCTGTCACCCACACGATGCACTCGTTGAGATCGCTGTTAAGGCGCGTTCTGCCATCTGGGTGATGACGAATGAGGCCGTCCTTCCACAGATCGGTGAAGCGCCGGCGGACGGTGTTGATCAGGCTCTCGTGTCTTTTGGCGTATTCGTCCGGCGTCAATCCCCATTCCCCAGCTTCGGACAATTCCTGCATGATGCGGTTTCGCATCGAAGCCACCGATAGCAACGTCTTGGCCGCAGCTAAAGTCTCAGTTTCAAGACCGGGCGAATGGGTATGGGTTCGCTCGAACAAATCGAACTGGTCATCATCGTAGCTCATAAAAGTTCCAGCTGCGGGTTCGGTGACTCTGGCGGTGGCTGTTCCTCGCGCCAGGGGACTTTACCGAAACGATACGACTTTTCATCGCGACGCCGAAACATTCGCTTCAACCAGGTCCGCTCCAGCCGGGCCCGATCGAAGTCATCGCATAGGTCGACGAAGTCTTCCAAGACTGCGTTGATTATACTGTTAGGCAGTTCTTGCACGCGGATGCGCTCGTCGCCATTTGCGTCAGCGTCGCGCACGATCAGCCACCATTTGCCTTTGGTGAAGTCCAGGCGCGCAAACAGATAATCCCAGTCCACATCGAACGACACGCCGAGGATGTTAACGTCGCCGACCTCGTCGTAATCGTGCAATGCGTCGTCCCAGTCCGCAGGCCGAGGGGGCGGTCGAATCCGAGACGGCGGCGGCGGCGGCGCGATTTCTTTGGACGGATCGAATCCGCGCATCGGGTCGAGTTGAAATTGCCGGGCCATAAAGAAGGGGGTAGGGGGTTATTTTCTTCTCTCCTCTTCAGTCTGTCTCAGTCTCATAGAAAGGGCTCCCCAATGGGATAGAGTCTGTGAGACTGAGACAGACAGACTGAAGACAGATGAGATTGAGATGTGAGACATGAGATATTTTAGTCTCATCTCACTCTTTTCTTTAGAAGGGGTTGAGACAACGCGAAAAACGTAAAATGATCTCATAATGTCTCAGATTCGTTTTTGACATCTTGAGACTGATTTGTCTCACTATTCTCAGATTTGTTTTCAGCGGATTGTGAGACCTGAGAAACTTTATACCATAAGCCGTCTTCTTGCCGTTGAATTTTGCCGTTGTCCTCGAGCTTGGTTAGTAACCGGTAGAAGGTCGCCCGGGACATCCCTTTTTCGTCAGCCAAGCGCTTCGCCAACTTCGCCGTTGCCCAGCCGTTAATGATGCTCATCTGCTCAATTATATGGCTCTCGGACCATTGTGGCTTGGCTCCAGGGGTGCCTTTCAGGCGACCTGGATTCTTTTCCTCTTCGCGAATAAAGACTGGGTAATCCCAATGCACCACGAACTGCGATATGGGCGGCAAATTACGTAACGTTGATTCGACAGTAAAGCAGTCGGAGTCCTCGTGCGGCGTCATGGTTAGGATAGAGTCTGGATCACGAGAGAACACCCCAGAGCCGCCGATTCGATCCAGCGACTCTTTCGCGGCCTGGTTGCCTTTACTGAAATGCGCCGCCATAGCCACCGCGGCGTTGACCTCGACCGTAATGCGATCCACCTCGTTGAGGAGCGTCGCGACGTCGCCGGCCTTGTTCTCGTCGCGGCCGCCAAGAACTTTGTAAACAGGATCGATTATCACCAGGGCGAAAAACCCGCTCTTGAGCATCATGGCAAAGTGCCGGCGCAAATCTTCGATCGATTGCGCGTGCCCGCGGAGGTTAAGCACCTGGAGCCAGCCCTCCTCCGGTTTAACGTCCATCTTGGAAGCGACTGCGACGAGCCGTTCGTGGAATGACCAGTCTTGGAGCTCAAGATTAATGTAACAAACTCGGCTTCGATGCGTGTGAAATCCCCACCAGTCACTCCCAGTGGACACCGAGAGCGCGAGCGCCATCAAGGCCCAGGTCTTTTGCGTTTTAGATCCGCCGCCCAAGATCAGCTTACTGCCGCGGTGCACAATTTTGCGCACGATCTGGATCGGGGGCACCGGTTTATCCCCGTTGAGCAGATGCGCTGCGTCCTCGAACCCCGAGTTCTTGGTAAACCTAAACATGCGCTCATATTGGCCGGCAAATTTGGTCAGCAGTTCGTCGGAACTTTCTTCGGTGACACCGATCGCGGCCCGGCCCATCCGGTTGCTCAGGTTATAGAGGTCCCGGCGCACCTTTTTCTCGAACAGGGTGTCGATGTAATAATCAACGTTGGCTGCCGTCGGCACGAACGCGAAAAACTGCGTGATATTCCCCGCACCGCCGACTTGATCGAGGATCTTCTGGTCGCGCAGATACTGCGTGAACGTTACCAGATCGACTTTAACGGCGCTTTCCCACATATCGATCAATGCCACAAAGAGTGTCTGATGAATCGGGTTGAAGAATTCCCATTTGGAAATACGCCTGTTCAAGACGACTGGGATCGCGACCTCTGGCTCAGTGAGCATCGAACCGATGACACCCTGTTCGGATTCTTGGGATTGTAGCCCCTCGAGTGATTCCTGCTGCTTAGATTTTCGCGATTTGCTTCCTGCGGCCGCAGCGGTCTTAATATCGTTCTGGAGTTCTCGTGCTAGTTCATTGCCCCTGGGTGCTGGGACCTCAGTTTGTGGGGTATCCTCGCGCGGCGCCGGCGGTTTATAAGGGGTGTCTTTGACCTGAAGTTTCGGCCCCGAAGATGCCGGTGGTTTAACCTTCAGAATCGACACTGGTGCGCCTACCTACCAAGCCTCTGATCGACAGTCGAGCGCCGGGTATGAGACCCGAGGTGTGCGTTTCCTACCCGACCGCCGACCAGAGATTTGGTGTGTAGAGTTGCATCGTTTGAAACGCACAAAAGACATTGAGCGGATGTATACGGCGCTGTCAAAAGGAAAATGCATTGCAGCCAAAAAATTTCACGCCATCGCGTTGTATTGCGTCTCGACCGACCTAATTCGTGCCCTCAGTTCTCGGAGGTAATCGTAATCAGGATTTGGCATCGACTCCCAGGTGTCCAGATTAGCTTTTAGCATCCGGAGCTTTTCCAATTTAGCGATCACTTTCTCCTTGTGGATGCGCTCGCGCCGAAGGCTTCTAATTTTGATTCCACTCATAGATCCAATATAAGTTGCTGACTTTTCCGCCGGCGGCCCCGCGGCTTTTCGAATTTTACCACTTTGCTTAAATTCCTGTTGGCTCGGGCCCAGTCCTCGTCCACCAGGATCATTTCGGGCTCGGCGATCGGCGTCTCGCCACCCGGGTAGACCATGAACCACTTGCGTAACGAACGCGAGTAAGCGACGAAACGGCCGCATCGGCTCGAGACAACACCTTCCAGTTTCGTCGGATCAACTGTTGATGTGAAGATCCATCTCACTGGAAGGTGTGTCCCCTTTTGCTGTGCTTCGCAGTTCTCCGTAGTGCTGTTCGGTGCCTTCGCTTTGCAGTGCCCCGCACCACCTCGCAGCGCCCTGGCGCGCCTTTGCTGTGCTCGTCGGTTCTAGTCTTCGCTTTTCCTTTGCTTGACACAGCTTCGCTTTGCGTCGCCAACAATCTGGGCCTTGCCTTCGCTGCGCGTTACTTAGCTGGGCTTTGCCTTTGCGTCGCGTCGCGCTACTAAGCTGGGCCGAGCCTTTGCTGTGCCCGTCGTCTCGCCGCCTTGCCATGCTTTGCCTTTGCTGGGCTGCGCGGCGCGCTGCTAACTTGGCTTTGCCTTTGCTTTGCCGCGCGGGACCGATCATTGAGCTTCTGAGCAGTGCCAATGCACCGCATTGCTCGGCCGAGCCACAATCTTCGTCGCCCTGCCCGCAGCTCCGCAGTGCTGTCCGTTGCATTGTTGTTGCCGTGCTGGCCTTAGCCTTGCCCTTGCTATGCTGAACCTTGCTGGGATACGCATTGCCTTTGCGTCGCATCGCCCTACGCACCCTACGCATCTTTGCCTTGCCCATTGCTAGTCTGTTCGAAGCCGCTCCGCTCGGCGCCCTGCCTTGGCATCGCTGCTCATAGCTACGCCTTTGCTACGCCTTACAACGCCACACTGTGCTACGCCTTTACACCGCACTGCCGGACGCTCCCTTGCCCTAGCATTTTTCCCAGGTGAACCGGCCTTTGCCGCTATTGCGCCATTGACCGATCCCAGAGAGCTCACCGTAGTCGAGCCACTCTTCCACCAGCGCGATGTTGTCTTTGTTAAGACACAGCACACTAAAGGTAATCGAGTTTCCCGACGGTTGCGTTTCGCTGTTGGCCAGTGCGACTCTTTCACCTTGTGGCGTCTGAACTCGCAGCGGCCTCTGGCATTCTCCAATGTCATGGATCTCATTGAAGAATATCTTCCGAGGAAACACGAAGATGGTCCCGTCTATCACCTTCTTGTATGCCTTCAGCTTGCTGCTCAAGGTGTCAGGCACCCTGGCGAGCGCGCTGCAAGCTCCCTTGAAAAACCCTTTAATTTGGTAATCATAAAGAAACGGTTTCCCGTTCTCCTTCGGAAATATCGATTTCGATTTTTCCACTACTCCTTCAACGCCGATCGCCGCGACTTCCTCTTCGAGGGTCTTAGCATCGGGTGCTTTGCTGATAACGAATTCAGTGTGGATCTTGGGATCGCCGGAGGCGGTCCCGAGGATTTCCTCTTTGAACGTTATCTTTACTTCCATGCCTTTTTGTTTTTCTTTCATATGTGGTTGGTTGTTGCGTCCTGGGGGAAAAATTCACGGATATTTGATCGGGTTGCTTGCCCGCATATTGATCAGCCCACTTATAAAATCGATGGCGCCTTCTTTGCCGTGGACGATCACAGCGGCCTCGTAAGCCATGTCTTGCAGAACGATGACGCCCACCCGGCCGTCGATATGCGGCCGCTTCTTTATCTCAGCGATGAGCGCTCTTCGTAGCTCCGTAGCGTCTCTTGCGAATGTGCGTTTCCCTTTCATACCATTATGGTCTCAGCAGCTTGACTCACATCCAGATGCGTTGAACCCGATGAATAGAGGTCAGCGATAGTTGGCGGAGTCAGTTGATCACAATGAGTAAGAACCAGTTCGTGTGGAACCCCAGCCGCATCTGCTGCAATGCGAAGCTTCAGTGCGTCATCCAATGGAGCAAAACGCAGCCGCCCCTGCCACGGCCCATCGATATTCGTGTCATCCACGTAGCTCAACTGCGAATCCTCGCCTGGCAATAATCCAGCACCGTGCCGGGTAAGATAGGTTCTGGAAACGTAATAAGCTTCCACCTCATTAAAATCACCGCGCTGAAACAAGATCTCGGGATTTGTCATTCCCGTCGACGACCCGGTCACATGCGGCTGCATCTGCTTGTTATCTTGATCAAGCAGCAACCCTTGCGCTCCTTCCATGATGACGTCGTTGAACCGGCCTATTCCACCGGGCTCAACATACCACTGGAACGCTTCGCAACATTTCAGAAAGTGTTCGATTGCTTCTGGCTCCTGAATCTTTCGGCCAATGCGATATTGCGACCATTTTCCGCAGATCCTCAACAGCTTGGCTTCCAGAGTGTGTCGGTTAAACATCAAATCGGCATAGGTAATTTTTAATTCAGGAATCTTCGATCTGATCACAGTTTCCCATAGCCCAACCCCGCAACTACCGTGCCGCTTTGCTCCTCGTCTTGTCTCCTTCTCCTGATTAATAATCATGTCGATGAAGGTGGTGACCAAGCAATCGGGGTGAGCAAACACAACTGGCTTCAGACCTAACGTCTGCAACTCCTTTAACTCATTGAAGAAAAGAATCGGGTTACACACAAAAAACTCAGACAAGTAAGTCGGTATCCCCCGAAGCGTGCCAGATCCAAAATGGCGATGAACATGCCTGACACCGTCGGGTAGAACAACGGTGTGCCCGGCGTTTGCGCCGCCATTGAAGCGAACAACGGCCTCTGCGCCATCCATGCAAAGGTAATCTACGAGGAGCCCTTTACCTTCGTCGCCGAAGTTCGCTCCAATTACGACGCGAGCCCGCTTCACGCTGGCAGTAAACGTGGCTGACGAGCACGCGGGAGATGGCCGACCGCGTTCCCAACAAGTTGCCCGTATTTCGTGGCTACGCGCTGTTTGTCGGCGCCCTCGGCCATCAATAGCGCGGCAACGATTGTTTCTCCAAGCTGCGTGTGATCCGGTAGACGAATCACGCGCTCATCCAATAGATCAGTCCATGATCCAAGCGTGTTCGGATAACTCTTGCCACCGCCCTCCTCCACCACGATGTGAAACACGTTGTAGGTGCGCTGCGCTTCATTCAGCAGCTCCTTGGCCGTAAGGTTCACTTCGATCTTGTCCCCGATAAACTCCGCGATCTGATCCACTGTTAACCCCGGCGGCGCTGGTTCGTCTCCTACTGTGAACAAATACCCGCGTTTCCCGCGTTTCACGTGGCTGTCGTGCTCTGTATGACGCGCCGCGAAATACCACGAGAGATCGTAACTTTCGCCGGCGTTCCCTCCGCCGCCATGCTCCAGGTACAGCTTCGTCAGCTGCTCCACAACCCGGTTGTCACTCTCGAATTGCGAGACTTGTAACGGCGACTGGTCGCATCGCGCATCGCCGATACCCATGAACATGATCTGTGGATCGGTGATTGGTTCATGGTCGATCACATCGTTGAACAGCACACCCAGTCCCTTCCTGGCAATGGTGTCTGCCAATATTCCCATGCTGCCGGTGACATCCAGAGCCACGATGAGTGGCGTTGACTTTGGATGATCGTCGCTGTCACGAGATTCTCTGATCTTCACTCCTTTCGGGTTGAGGTAATCATCGAGCTTGGTCGATGTATAGATTTGCTGCGTTGATTTTCCCGACGTGCTTGCAGCGAATGCACGGTAGGCGTTTGGATCAAATGAGCCGAAACCCATAACTTTTTCCTTTCAGTTTTTGCGGGAATTTAGTGAAAGACGACCTACTTCCCGCGTTTAGTTCGTCCTCAAATGTCAGTTCGCTCATCGCATGGATCTCCTGCAATTTGTCGCAACCAAACAGCTAGCGACCTTATTTTGCGTTGTTTGTACTCAATAAGATACACTGCCTTTTGGCTATCTAAGTCCTTTTGTATTCTCCGAAGTTCTTTCCGATCCACCTCGTTAGTCGGCAGTAATACCATCCTACCGTCATGCGTGTGTATTTTCATCGATCCCTTTCTTTAAATTGGTCAGAGCCTCGCGCACTGTCGCTCCTTGTGCCTGTATGAACGGCAGAACGTTTTGCGCGTACCACGCGACCACAGGCGAATATCTGCTTGAACGCACTGGCCAGATCTGGATGCCGTTGCGCTGTATGAAATCGAGTAGCTCAGTGTCCTTCATCACTCCTCCATCGTCGTCGTAATTTCCACATGATTAACTTTTGACCCCACCATCGGTGATGCCAAAGATGGTTATATAGCCAATCCCAAACGTTGTAACATCGCATCCAAACGTTAGCGCGTAATTGTGGGGTCATTTGGCTAAACTTATTCCGATAAGCAGCCCAAGACATGCCAGCATGATATAAAGCAACAAGTGAATCTGGTGGCCTAATTGAAGTAGTTCAGTTGCCTGTTGTGATGTCATGGCTCAACTCCCAGTTTCTCGGCTATGCGGCACAATATTTGACTTCTCGATGCGTAGATGATCGGTGTAGGATCATTCATGTATTCCAGCGCAATTCGCAGCGCGGCGATTAGGCTTCTGGTTCTAGGTTCGCAAGCGAAGTGTTTCTCCCAGTAATCCAGTTTGGCGTTGATCTTGTCGTGTGGTTGTGGGGTGGTCATAATGGCCATGCGACGTTCAGATGGTAATGACAAGCTTTGTGTCCTTCGTAGTCCATGCATTCGAGAGTTTCACCGCGAAATCGTATTTTTGATTTACATGGCTTTAAGGATTTAACCTTAGCTTCAATCTTATCAGCCAAATCACGAACGTCTTTCGAGGTATAGCCCCTCCGCGCCAATTCAGTCATCAGGAAATCATCATCAGCGTGTGGTTGTGGTGTCATGGTCTCACTCCCGGGGTTATCAACCGTTTTTTCAGGTAAGGGCATCGTCTTTATTCCGGTTCCATTTTATTAGACTGTCAACTACATCACCCTTAACCGCTTCAAGAGCCCCAATGATCTCAAACGTCGTCAAAACATCGCCTTCGTTCATCCATCGTTTAACGACATTATGAAGTTCATGGTAGAATTTATTAGCCTCATTAACATCACTATTCATTCGAGTTTCCCTAGTTGGGTGTTTCTTGTCTCAAGATAATTGATATACTCCTTCACTTTTTTGTTCACGTCGTCGGCAACGCTTTTATCTGCGGCGAGGTAAAGGCATAGAAGACATTTCATGCACTCATGCCTTAATTCATCAGCGCGTGGTTGTGGTGTGGTCATGGCTTAACTCCCAGTTTCTCGGCTATGGCGAAGATGCCGTTCTTGGCGTGAAGCGTGCGCTTCTCGCAACGTTGCAATGCTTCCAGCGCAATTCGTAGGGCGGCGATGAGAGACAATGATTCACTTTGGTCAAGTCCCCTGATTGATGAAGCTGACCCTTGGCGCGTTTCCCATTCGTCCAGTTTGGCGTTGATCTTGTCATTGGTGGTCATTTCGAATCCTTTAGCAGTCCCGCGTATTTTTGTTCCTTGAGTGCCTCATAGAACGTCTGGCGACCATCGTGAACGTAGGACAGGAAGATCTCCACGATGTCGGCCTGCCCCAGCTGGAGCCGAGACATCTCGATCTCCACCCAATCTTTCACCAGCCGCCACGCGGTTCGCGCACCCTGATCGGCAAAGTCCTCTTTCTTTTTATGTGGCCGTTTAACCTTCCCGCAGTAATCGCGCCAGAGCGCCTCAGTCGCTTGATCTTCATCGGCAGGTAACCGGATATGCAGCGGTTTCCCGTCAGGCCCGGGCAACCGAAACGTGATCGCGGTGATCTTGGCGTCTGGCCCATACTCTTTCATTATGCCGTTCACCCCGCACTGGAGCAGCACCTGTTCGATGCGCCCGATGGTCAGGTGCACTGGGACGTCAGAGGTGTAGTTCTTGAGAAACATTATTGGGCTGCTTGCAGCACGTAGCCTACACGGGTTGGGTGTTCGCGAATCCACTTGATAACGTCGTCTGGCGTCGTCGTCGTTTGTAGTTCCAAAATCTTGATGCGCTGTTCCAGCTTATGAACCAGCTTGCGATCGGCCACTGGCCCCAGTTGCCAATGCTCAAGACCGTTGCGGACCATCCAGTCATTAACCAGCTCGGCCGCCTCTGTGACCTCTCGTGGGATATCCTCTCTCCTGACCGAAACTGGCAACATGTCATGCATATGTTTGTCCAATAGGACTTCGCCTTCATTTATCAGCGCGACTACGGGTTGAACGGTCGCCGCGCCGTCATCCACCGACATTTTCATCGTCGTCGGGCACAAGACATCACCTCCTTCTCCGTTTAAATGTTCGTGCAGCGGGTTGGAGCTACACATCATGTAATGACCTTCATGTGCCCCGCATTCGGGGCATCCTCTGTTATACTCTGGTGTTACGTGACTCATTCTTGTCCTTTCAGTTTTCTGCCGGCTACGATGTAGGCGCGGGCCATCTGTGCTTCTATGACCGAAGGCTCTCGCTCCATCTTTTCTTTCTCCTCTGGTGTTGGTTTACGCAGCATGAAAGTCTCCGTGAATATGCACAGGGTGCCGCAGTTAAGGCAGAGCGATACATCGCCAGGCTTGGGCTTTGCATTGCTATAAGCCTCGGTAGTGCGATCCATCTTGTAACCGCATTTCCAACAGCGTTGCGTTGGTATCTTTGTGCTATCTAAAGCCATTGATGAATTTCCTCATCTCCTCTGGGGTATCGAGATGCCCTGCCATGAGCATTGGTATCCCGAGTTCACCGCATACTTTGCGCGCCCCTTCTGTTTCTGGGTGCTTGCCAAGGTCGCTCGCCATGCTGTTAAAGGCTTGTTGGAGGTCTCCAATATCGACATACTCCAGCGCTCTTTTCTTGCACCATTCGAGATGCTCTGCTCGCGTGGGCACGCTCATTTCTTCCTCCAACTTTTGCTTTGCGGGCACGTCGAGAAATGCGATACGAAGCGTTTGATTTTTTGATCAGGTTTGACGTATGCGACCACAGGCGGATCCTGCGTCCGATCTTTTATTATGATATTGCCACCGGCCACTGGTTCCGGATCGATAGGCGTCCGTTTGCCAGCTTCGGTTTGCACCCATACCATAGGTGCCCGGCATGATCGGCATTTAGCTTTTTCGCTCACTTTTTCAAAATCCGCCCTCTCCGATTCTCGATCACGATCACGTCGGCTAACACTTTATTGACGTCCGCCTTAGCCTGTTTCTCGGAGACTTTGGTGGCCTTTCGATACTCTTCTTCGATGCCGCCAATCGACAGCTCGCATCGCTCTAATACCCGATCCCGGGGAAGCATCCTGTTTAGGACAATCAGTGATACCGCTTTTCTGACGTTGGTGATCACGCGGACTTCGCTCTCCTTGCCGACCGTGTAGCCTTCCATCTGGCCAGCTGCGATCCGGCTTCGGATCTCGTCCCCCAGAGGGTCATTGACAAGACGCGCCAGCGCGCAGGCTGATAACAGAGCCCCCAGTTGCTCGTCTTTCGCCTGCGCGAGGCGCGCTTCTACTCGACTTAACTTAGCGCGCTTCGACAGCTCTGGCGACATATCATCGTCGAACACCACCAGCTCTTTCGAGATCGCCTCCCGCAACGCCGGACAGATCGCTCGCGCCCGGCAATAGCGACATTGTTCTTCCCCGGCGACCAGCGGCGCATCAGGAGCTTCAGTGGCTTTCACGATGGCATCGATCTCCCATCGGGCATCGGTTTTGTTGTCAGGGTTGTATTTCGCAATCGTGACCCTGTCTGCCAACGCCGCTCGCGGTTGCAGGATCGATACGTAAACGTCTGGGGTCGTTGCCAAGAGCGCATACACCCGCATCTGTAAATTGACGTCGGCCCGGGCAACCGGTGCCCACCCGAATTTTCTGTCAGTGATGACGGTCACAGAGTCGCGTGGAGTGTCGAGCAGCCCGTGGCCATAGATCCGCATTAGATCTGGGTGACCACTAAGCGAACCGTCTTGCATTTCGGCCTCGCGCTTTTCGATATAAGAAGCGCCTTTGATTCCAATGGCATCGAATGCCTGCTTCTCTAACCAATCCGCGATCCGCAACAGATCCTGCTCCTCTGGGGAGAGTAGTTTGCGCTCGTATTCTGGGTGGGCGCTGTAATCGTGCAGCCTGTCGCCCTGCTCGCTCTCCTTGGTCACGATATCAGGGAGCCCTTTCTGCATCCGCACGGAGCCCGGGCACAGCTGGCACTGGCGCGCGTTACTTGCCCTCATTTTTTATCCTTTTTCATTTGGCGACGGAGGTACTCCGTCCAACTCTCCTGCTGGGCTCTCTGCTGCTGCTGGAAAGCTGTCTGCTGTGCGCCGTAGGCCGCTTGCTGGGCCGCTTGCTGCGCCTTCATCTTTCGTCCCATCGCAGCAGCCTCTCTCAGTATGTCGCCCCAAACAGTGCCGCCGAAACCACGATTCATAGCGTCCGCCGCTGCTTGAGCCGCCTCCCGGGTAGCAAAGACGATGTCATCGGGCAGAGGATCTCCGAAGCCCGTTTCAAGAGACTTGATCAATTCAACTCCAGACGGGAATCGCTCCCGCAGCGAGCGGATAAATTTCTTTGCTGCGGCCGCGACCTCGTCGTCCGTTGCTGACTTATCCAGTGCCAACATCAAGAGCTTTTTCTCCATGTCGGACAGCTTCATAATTTCTTCAGCAGGATTCCCACAATGATCCCCAATGTAAAAAGGATCATGTAGATCTGGTAGATTACGACGTCGGCCTGGTGCGGCGTCATTTTAATCTTTGGTATGCCGAGGCTGCGCTTCCAGTTGCTCTTGGACAATCGTCCATTCATCCGGATTTAGGAACAGTTCGAACATCCCATCGGGAACGTCGTCCATCGATTGCCATACTTTGCCTTTCCCAAGCCATTCCTGGTAATTGGCCACCGGCAAGAAATTGTCCTCGGTGTAACCGCCCACAGCCAGCCGCTCACGCAGCGCCTGTCGATTCGGGCCGATGACCTTGCTTTCCAGCGGCGGAGCTTCTGCCGTCTTTTTGGGTTTTACTTCGAGCTTTTTTTTGGCACCGCGTTTTGGAGGTTCAGCCGCTGCTTTTGGCTTCTCTTCCGCTGGCTTCTGATCGTTTCCGGCGCCAGCCTCCGCCACCATGTCCTTGGTCGTCTGGCTTGGAATCTTGGGCTCTTCAATTGTGGTCGTGACCTCGGCCTCCAGCACCTCGTATTGCTCACGCATACCCATCAGAACATCCGGCGCATACACGCGGCCGAAGAAGGTTCCGGCGCGATACGTCATCATCAACTCGGTCATGTTGCGCCATTTCTCGTTCCGTTGCCACCAGCCCTCCGCCTTTGCCATAGCGTGGGTGACCGCCGGGCCTTTCAGTTCGTTGCCATCGTGATCTTTCGCGAATGCGTAGCACTCGGTCTTATCCTCGTTGAAATGGAATCGCAGCGTCGAAAATCGCTTCGTCGCGTTTACGGCCGCGATAATGAATTGCCCGCTCCAACTCGGCTTGCCATGCACGATGTAAAGCGATTGCATCACCTGCAAAATGCCGGCGCCAATCCTGTGCGCCATTTCCAATGCGATTAAGCAGTTGCTCGGGCTGCCGGCGAATTCCTTCGGTATGATGGTCGATCGAGAAATCGATTCGGCCAGTTGTTGGAGCGCCGGCGAAAGCACCGGCCCCTCTTGTTTTACGATTGCTCTTTCAGTGTTCATCTGATAAATATCCCTTTCTTGTGGTTGTTGACATGACGGGCCGGCGCGAGGTTTTGCTTTTTCACCTCGCGCCGGTTTTGTCTTTAGCTGATGTGGACGCGACCCCCCAGCGTAGTTCGCATCCCTTCTGTCAGATGCGGTGTGAACGATGGGCTCGTCCGGTTGCTTTTATTGTGAGTCTTGCCTGTCTTGCGCTCGGTTAATCTCTCACCCTTGTGTGGATGACTCAGAACGTATGTTCCAGGCTGGAACGAGCCGCCGCGGTCGACCGCGACTTCTTCTCGTGTCAGGCGCTCCGGCACTCTGTAGCGGATCGCTTTGCGACCTTTGATCACGTAAGCGCTCCGCTTAGAGATGATAGCGCCATCGGCGCCTCTACCTGCTGCCAATGCGCCGGGACATTGCGTGTGGTTTTTAGCAATGCCTTTGCGGCAATCGGCGGCCGTGACAACGATGGTTAAATCCTCGGTCGCATCTTCGACCGAGGCCACCATCGGGAAATGTCCTTGCACGATTACAAGTGCGCGGCTCCCAGGGACGTGTGGTTTTTTGAATGTTTGTTTGCTCATGTGGTTAGTAACTCTGAATGTCCCAGCCTTGGTTGAATTGGCTCGGACGAATTGTCTGCGTGCGCATGCCGTTGTGATAAACGTCATACCCGCGGCTGAATGGATCCGGCCTAATCGTCTGATAAGGCACAGGATCATTGTTCCGATAAACGTTCCATCCGCGACCGAATTGGTCGGGACGGACCTGGTAAGGCATTGTGTGTGGATAGCCTTGCCCGAAGGCTGCACTGATTACCGCGGCCAGTGCGACCGCTATTGTTGTTGCTTTTTTTATCATAAATTATTTGCCGTCGTCTCTCCTCTTGCTCATTGGTGGGAACAACAGTTTCTCGTAAGGAATTGCGAACCGCAGCAGCGTGTCTGATACGGCTTTAACTTTGCTATCCTGCCGTTTGGCGATGAGCTGGATCGCCTTCAGAACGACCGGGTGGACCTCGACAGTGGTTCGTTTTGCCATTGAGATGTATACGTTTAACAAGTCGTATACATCAGGACGCGGTCGCGTCAACAGTGAATTCCAAAAATAATTTATTGATGGTCTTTACCGCTTCGTCGTAGTCGTCGATTACGAAACAGCGCCACCCGTTCGCGGTCATCTGCCGCATCATTTCGAGCTGCTCCTTGCTCGGCTTGTGGCCCGGCCGCTTCACCTCGATCGCGATCGCGCGGCCCTTGAGCGCGAACAAAAGATCCGGCGTCCCGACGCGGGTCGTTGTTTTTCTGTCCATCCTCGAGCGGATCACCACCGTGCCATTAATCTCAAGATGCCCGGCGATCTGATCCTGCAACTGCTTCTCGAGTTTGAGATCTGCTTTGGTCGGCTCGTGCTCGCGAGGAGGGTTGGGATCAAAACACATCACGTTCCCAAAATGCATGTCTTTCGGGAATATGTGCGGGTTGCGCCTTTTGAATTCCTCGCTGGGATTAGCGAATTCGGGAATCATGGCGGTGAAGTGTCTTCTCAGCTTGCTTCGGGCTTAGGGCATATACCCCTCCGAGCGCAAACATCAAATGGTCGCGAGGCGTAAAGTCCTTCGCGATCCCGCCGTTCGCCAGGTAGCGCATAAATTCTTTCGGCATCTTTGCCACGCCGCCGCCCTTCATTCCCTTCTGCTGCGTTGCGGCCGCCGCTTGTTGCGCTTGTTCTTCCATCAGTCTTCGCATCCCGGGCGCGGTATAGAAGATATCTGGGCCGAATTCGTATTTCCCTGACGATCCCTGTGACGGCTGTGGCGCTTGCTTTTTCTGGGATGGCTCGCCGGCGACCGGAGACGATTGCTGTTCGCGCTGGCCGCTCATCATGGCTTGGAGCATGGCCGGATTAATCACGCCGCCATCCTGATATCTCTTAATCACGCCGCCTGTGTGTTCCTCTGTTTTCGGAGGAGTGCCACGGCTTCTTCCGGGATTCAAATTGGTGTCTGGACCTATCGGAGGCATGTCAGGCGGGAATTGGTTGGGGTTTGGAGGATTAAGTATGTCTCTAACCTGCTCGAACCATAGCGGTGTTTCGCGCATGTTGTTGGCTCCAAACTCATCGAGCCCCATGCCATCGTCGCCGCCGCCGCGGCCGCGTTGTCCACCCTGAAATGCCATCGGGCGCATCACGCCGCCGCCCTGAAAGCCCATTCCGCTATCGGTTTCCTTTTTGGGCACCATACCGGGGATCGGCGTGGGCTCTGCATAATCACTTCCAGCACCGGCGCCCCTAAACATTGCTCCGGTGGAAGGGGCACTGACCATGCTACTGAGCAGCGCCATATCTTCCGGTGATATCGATTGTTCTGGTATATGTGGCACCATTTGGCCGTTGGCTGTAACGTGAAAAACTCCATCTGGGGTGTGAACTGGCCCAAAATCGGGGTGCTGCGCGAAGAAAGCTAAGTCACCAGCACTTAACCCGTGCCTGCTCTCTGCCATCGGATCATACGCCGCAGCGCCTTGTCCCATTAACGCCGGCGCAGGAATCCCTTTGGCGCGTGGATCGACGTAGTTATACGCTCCAGCTTTTTCGGTGGCATAGTTCCTTTCCACTTTGCCTGTCTTTGGATCGACTACGCCGCCCTCCTGAGCGTAAAGCGAAACTGGATAATCTCCCTTTAATTGTTTCTCGGGCGCTTTTCTCTCTGGATACCTTATCGGCATCGGTTCCCGTCTGGGATAGATGTCCCTCCGAAAACGGTATTCATCACTGTATGGATCGTAAGCCATTGTGGCTTGGTTCATCGGATTTTCGGGCTGCATCGGAATTTCATCAGGCTGGTATCCGAGATCGCTCATCAGGTTGCGCGCCACGCCGCCTTCCTGATATCGTCGCGTTGGGTAAAGTGCGGCCATTGCCCGCTGATACGGTAGGTATTGCCCAAGCTGCGAACCATTATAGGCGGCGACGCCACCGCCCTGATACGCGTTCTCTGGCGCCGTCGCTTCTAATCCGGTACGACCGCCTCGGGCCGGCTGCCATGATGGATTGTCGTTCTCGTCCGTCGCCACACCGCCCTTCTGATATCGCTGCGCGATAATACTCTCCGCTTTGCTCGGCGTTGTTTGTTGGCCTATGCGATCGAGCATCTTGTAGGCTGGTTGAGGAACCGTTCGCTGGCCGATGAGTTGAGCCAGAGCGTCAGCAGAAATAGCCACGCCTCGGATATTCCGTCTAAACGGTTCCAGTGTCAAAGAGAAACCCGCAGCGGCCGCTAACCAGCTGCGGGCTTCCGCCGTTTCTCCTCCAAGTTATAGACAGATGCTGTGTATCTGAGATCGTCAGACGGTTTTTCCCGGGAGCGGTTTTATTCCGATGCGACTTTCTTTTTAACCGCTCTTTTCTTCCCACGCTTTTCTTTGCCCAGTTTCTTGAGCGCTTTGGATTTTTTCTGGTTCATTTTTTTCTTCGCCATCAATCTCACCTTCTTTCTCAGGCTGGTTCGAGTTTGTACTGCTTCTTTCCTACGACCGCGGGGACACCTGGCCACAATTCATACAAATAATCGTGCTTGCTGTCACCAGAATTAGCAGTCACGCTGGGATTGAGTAGTCGCGCCAGGCACCATGCCGCTTCGCCTGTCTTGTCATCCGGCCCGATCTCGCCGGTGACTGCCTCGCTCGATTCCTTGGTCGAGATGCGGGTCATCCGCGCCTGACATCCCATGACAGTCGGCGCAACCATTTTGCGAACCTGCGGAGGAATAACGATGTATCTGTCCTTGTCGGCGTTGAGGAATTTGCCGCCGTTGTAATAGGCCGTCTGATCCTGCGGCGTTTTATCACCATGATGCGGGCCTGTGCCATCGGTACAGACATCGAGATCGCTTTTGAATTGGATGTAGGAACCTTCGGCATTGGTGTAGATGGTGACGTTGCCAATCTTTATCAGAGGTTTGAGTTCTTCGGTATGTTTTTTCATTCGGGTTTCCCGTTTCCGTTGCGTTTACTGCGGCCGAAATAATAGCCGAGAGTGGTGCCAAAGATGCCGACGATCGCGAGTAGGATTTCGCCGCCAGCTTCAGAGAAGGATCTCTTCTGCTGCCAGACGCCGATGATTGAGATCAGACCCCACAGGACCAGACCGAGCACGATCACAACGGCTACGTAATCAGCTGGTTTCCAATCCTTCATAGCTCAGAACTCCATGACGCTCATTGTCGTTGAGATCAGTTTTCCTGTGATCGTTCCTGCCCCTACTGAATAAAGCACATCAAGCCAGTAAGTCGTTCCGACAGTCAGGCCCGTGACTACAACTTGCACCGAGAACGGCATACCCCAGCTTGCTGTTGATGTAGTGCCGATGGCTTGGCTGGAATTCAGTACCGTGCCAGTTGGCGCTGCGCCATGAGCGGGAGCCGTGCCAGTGCCGTATCTTATGTTAAGCACGCCAACACTTCCTTGTGCGGAAACGTTCATATAGCCGCTGCAAATGATAAGTGCGCGACCAGTGGTAGCAGGAGTGAAGCTGGCAGCAACGCCAGCCATGACACCTGTAGTGCTACTCGTGCCAACCGTGCTAACCAATCCAGTCTGCGCCGAGGCTGGGGTTTTGAATGAAGCGTCGTAATTGGTCGACGTATTCTTTACCAATAATTGACCAACCGTGCCGCCCGTAGGCAATCCACCTTTGGTAGTCGGTACGGCATTGTTGTAGGTGGTAGCGACCCCGCCAGCCGTGGAAGTCACATCACCCGTCAATGCTGGCATTCTCGCTGCCAGCAACGTTCCTGAGTTTAGATTGCCAGCGTTACCAGCAGCTAATGTATTAACGGTGGAACCCGCAGGGCTGGTAACGTCGCCCGTGTGCGCTGGCATTTGCGCTGCTGATGCGCTGCCAGCGATGTCTCCAAAACTGGGTTGAGACGTGCTGAAAACGCCGCCTGATAGCGAATTAAACCACTGTGAAGTTGTTGCCGATTTATTCACCACCGTCGTGCTGGTGGGTTGATCTGGTATCTGAACAGAGCGCGTATTGCCTGCCGTGATCGCCGACAAATCGAACCGCGCCTGCTTGGTGGTGCTGGTGGTGTTTTGCAGGGTGAACGTCCCATCCTTGGCGAAAGCATTCGTTGTCGTGATAGACGAAGTCCCACTGCCAGTAACATCCCCCGAAAGCGTGATCGTGCCGCCGCCACCGCCGCAGCCAATGCATGTGCCGCTGATAGTGAGATTGCGTAACGTAAGATCACGCAACGTGCCTGCTGTCCCATTATTAATTTCCACTACGCCAGCGGCGTTGCGAGCCAATGCTGTGTCAATTGAACCTGTCGGCCACGCAAACATTGCACCAGCAGCCCCCAGTGAGAAAGTTCCAGATGTTGCCAGCTTGGCGACGTCTCCGTTATTACTCCACAAATCCAGATCGCCAATAGGATTCATGCTAATGCCAGCCGTGCCGTAAGAGTCTCGGAAAATGCCTTGATATGCACCAACCGTGACAGTTCCGGTAACTGCTAGGGACGCACCAGAAATTGCGCCAGTGGCAGCCAAAGTAGTTCCATTAGTCGTCACCCCCGATGCGCCAGCAAGTGCGCCAGCATTATTGTATTGGACTTGCGTGTTGCTGCCGCCCGGCGTGCCGCCACCTGTGGCTGGCGCAATCCATGACCGTGTGCCTGTGGTCGTAGATGACAACACGTAGCCATTTGTAGATGGATTTCCTAGTGGTGGCTCGAACGATAATCCGCTGACAGTCGCGCCAGTGAAATTGACAGTGCTACCAGATGCAAACGTAGCTGTGATGCCACTCTGTATCGTGAACGACGAGCCAGTGCTGAAGATCATTGGCTGGTAGATGGTTTGATCTGCTTGCGCCCTAACCATGAACGCAAGCAGACCAGCGATGAAAAACAGTTTCTTTATTCTGTCCATTCTTGTTGGATGATCCATGTGCCTCCTGTGTCTTGCACTTCTAAACGCAACCCGTTTGCGAGCGCAGTTAGTCGCGCCTTGTTGCCGATATAAATCTGTGTCACCACGCCTAGCGGGATCGTGGCAGCGAGGTTGATCGTGACAATGCCAGTACCTGAATCGCCACCCGTGGAAGAGATGGCAATCCCGCTGCCCTGCGCCACCTTGCTGATGACAGCTTTACCGACAGTGGCTATATCGAGATCCTGCGCTTGGATTGTTCCATCCAGAACCTGTGCGCCTCTGACTTGTGTTGCTGGCATTGGGTTTACGGTAGGGTTGGAGCTGCGCCTTTCACGTAGCTGACACGCAACCGATCACCAGTGACAGGCGCGGTGAGATACGTGATTGTCGCGCCGCTGATTGTGTAATCGTTCCCCGCGCCCGGCTCTTGCAGGATGCCGTTTAAATACACCTGTTCGCCTCCGACGATGGGCGTGTTCGCCAACGTGAAAGTAGTATTGGAACCGTTGACCACGCCTGTTGGAGTTTCGCGGATGATGTAATCAGTTTTCAGCAGGACGACGGCGCTATTGGACTTTATGTTGCCGCCTGCGGGTGCGGTTCCTGTTACAATGATCGAGTTGTCAGCCGCAACGACGTTGAGCGCCTGCCCAACGCGGGAAAGACCAGCGCCAGCCTGAATATCACTGGGGCCGGGAATCTGCGTGAACGTGATTGAAGTCGTGCCGAGTGTGCCGCCCGGATCAGCCGTGGACAGCCAGATCGTATCGCCGTTGACTGTTCCCTCCTGTACCGACACGATCATGCCCGGCACTTCGGCCCACGTATCCATCGAGGTGTGTCGCGTCCATGCGCCAGATGCCACCACATACAACCCGTTTGCCGAGGCGGTGGTCTGATTTTTGACGAGCACAACGTCGCCAACGGACAACGCAATTCCATCCACGGTTTGCGTAGCAGACAACGTGATGTTCCCAGTGGTCGCCGCTTTGGCTGTGCCCGATGATACGACGCCGCCAGCGACGTTCGCGAGAACCCATGCCCGAGTAGCCGCATCCTGCGGGTTCACTGGATCAGCCAAGCCTGTGATCTTAAACCCGCCATGCGGCTGATCGGCAGCGAACGTCACCGTGCCATCGGACTTAATGAACTTCGCGCCGTCAGCGAGCTTTGATGTTGCGATTGCTGCGGCGGCAGCGATCTGAAGATCGTAAATAGATCCGCTTAGAACCTGTGAACCAAGACTACTCGGGCCGCCGCGTATTTGTGTATTAGCCATGTGTGTTTCCTCGGGTTAGGAATAATCTGCAAGTAAGGAATCGCCTGTGATCGGCGCTGTTACAAACGTGAACTGCGTGGACGAAGTGATCGCGAAATCGCCGCCGATCCGCTGCCGCAATCCATTAAGATAGACAGCAATTGCGGTGAATGGATTAAGGGTAGTGAATATCGTGGTCGATCCATCGATTTGGGCCGTCAGGTCTTCGCCGATTATTCCTGTGCCGCCGCCACTGATCGCTGGCGGTGCGATCCAGCTGCGGACGCCAGCTGCGGTCGATGACAGGATGTAGCCGTCCGTCAGAGGATTACCCAGAGCAGGTTCAAGCGGCGGGACATTGGTGATCTTGTTCCAGTCGATCTGGGTGATCCATGCTGGGTTGGCGTAGCGGCCCGTGAGCGATACATAGAACTGGGAGTAATCGACAGGCTGCGCTTCGACAACACCAGTGCGCCCGAATGTGGTTGCTGGTTCCCAGTCGAATCTCATTTTATTCGATCCAGTCCTGCTGAATAACCCAATTACCTCCCGCGTCCTCTATTTCGAGACGCAACCCGTTTGATAGCGCAGTGAAGCGCGCTTTGGCCCCGACATAAAACGTCGTCACTGCCCCAGAGGGAATCGTAGACGCAAGGCTAATCGTTCCAGTGCTGGTTAACGGCGTCGGGGTAACCACTATAGGGAGAATGGCATCTATACTAGATGGCGCTGGAGCATTAATTAGCTTGCCGAAGTCGAGAGAAGTGATCCAAGATGGATCTGCGTAATTCCCCATGAGCGACGGATAGAACCCCGAGTAATCTGCGGCTTGCGCCGCGATTGCGCCTGTGCGTCCGAATACGCTCTGGACAGGCGCTGCGCCTGCGGCGGTATTATTAAACCGATTCCAGTCTGCCGATGAGAGATAACCGTCGCTGGTCGCGCCAGACTGACTCATCGAGAGAACGTTTCCGTAATAACGGAAAAGAATCTGGCCGTTTCCGTTAGACACACATTCTCCTTGTTCGATTGAGATATTCGGCAGCCGAAATTGCGATTCCTGCTGAATGTTTTAAGCAACCTAAAGCCACGTTGCAACGTCCGCACAAGATGCCACACACATCATTGCTGTCATGGCAGTGATCCACGCAACGACCACCCCTTCCTTTTTTCAAAGGTTCGTGGCAAACAGCGCAACAGTGATTCTGTTTCGCTAAGATTTTTTCAAATTCAGCTTTGCCGATTCCATATCGCCGTCTGACAGAAGCAAAATAAACTTTGTCAGGATTCGCCGCGTTCCATTTTCGCATCGCGGCGCGATATTTATCAGGGCTGGCTGCATACTTGCGACGTTTATCCTCGCGGCAACGTGCGCGTTCTCTCTCAAGATTCCGAATACGCCAAGACACATTAGAAAAGAGAGTAATTGAACACGATTCTGAGAGTGCCGTTCCCTGTGGCATATGCCGCTGTCCTATTGTAAACTTGAACGGCTCCGCCGCTTGAAAACCCCGCAATACCAGTACTTAGAGGCATCACAATATTATCGCTATCAAATGTCTGATTAATTGGTGTCAGCTCAGTAGTGGCGTCAGCAAATCCCTGTTGGAGTAGCACGTTCCCGCCGCCAGTGTAAGCTGGAGCAATATAATGAAATCGCATTAAGATCTGACCTATAAACAAATAGGTTTTCCCAGTTACTTGTGGAAGCAGTTGAAGTGCATTATTATACAAGCCGTAGATCTGGGCTGGGGTCAGGGTCACATCGCATGTTTGCATCCCGCCGCCCGCAACAATCCCGAGGTTCGCCTGCGCCTTTGCGAGAAGCGCGGTTGGTTGTCCCGTCTTATCGTAGTATTCCGAGAAGCATCTGTCACGGAGAAGCGGAATGGCCGATCTATATGGAGTTGCTGCCATAGTATTAATTCTGTCCGTAGTTGCCCCAGACGGTCACCACGCCCGGGGTCCCCGTAGTGATGATATCAAGACCGCCAAGGATCGGGATCGGGAAGTTCAGATTCTGCACCACCACTGGCACTGTGCTGACCGCCAGCGCGGCGATTTGATAAAGCACATTCGGCGTCGGCGATCTGTCTTGGATCTTCAAACCCCATCCTGTCCCAGCGTTGGAACAACTGTATTGCAAGCTGTAAAGGTAGATCGTGTTCGGCGCGACGGTGGTCGTCAGGCTACCTGTGATCGCCCGCACGAACGGAACGTTGACGCGAAATTCTTGGCCCATTATGTGGCCTCTCTCGTTATTGGAGTGCCGTTAAATTCCAAAATGGCAGCACGTAGTAACACGCCTCGACGTACAATCGCTCCATATTCTTTGTGGCACGGCTTGCACATTGTTCGACCGTTGGATACATCAAATCGTAATAGCGGGAACAGACTGAACGGCTTAATATGGTCTGCCTGTAATCTGTGATCATTTATACCACAGGCAACACACCTGAACCCATCCCTTGCAAATACTGCGCGACGCCATAAATCCATCAACGTTGACCATCTAATTGCAAGGTTCTTCGGCGTGATGCCGCCCTTCCAATTGGGGTGATTTGATCCCCGTCGTCTTTTTGCTGCTATCGGTTGAGGCAACTTGCCAACGCGACGCATAACCGTTTTACCGATCCTGATTCGTGCTTCTCGAACAGACGGGATAGTTCCCGTTTTTTTAGAGGAACAAGAATGACACAATCCGCTCCATGACTTAATGCTGTCCATACGCTTTAGCCATGTTCGATGACAGGCACTACATTCAACAGGTACTGGTTGCTGACTTGGCTTCATTGTGAGCCTCATCATAAGTTAATGGCCGATAACAGTCCACGAACTTCCGTTGTACCAAACCAAATACGGCGTTGTGCCAGTGCCAGAAAGTGCTGCGCCCCAAGCTAAAGCGGGAACCCCGTCGGTGACCACTGCCATTTGTCCGACATACGGTGTTGCTGGCAAACTAGCTGTAAGGACGCCAGCCCCAGCAAGGCCGAGGTTCGCCTGCGCTTTCTGAAGAAGCGCGGTTGGTTGTCCTGTTCTTGTCAGGAATTCTGAGAAACATCTGTCTCTTTGGAGCTTGATTGCTCCTCTGTATCGAGTTGGTAATGCCATATTTTTCTCCTTCTATTACGCTGCTCTGGAGGGGGATTGGCCCCCTCCAGATTGGTCAGCTGAGTATTGTTTAGGTTACTGATTCGGTTATGCCAGAAGCACGTATCTGAGCCAGACGCTGATCGCGCCCGAGGTGAGGCCAGCAAACAGGTTCGTTCCCGTAGTGGCGATCAGTGTCAGGAAGATCGGCGTCGGTGTCGCGAAGTTTCCAACGTTCGCCGCAGCCAACTGCGCCGTTGCCAGAGCAGTCGGACTTGGAGCTTGGAAAACATCGAACGCCGTTCCAAACGCGGCGTTGATGTTGTCCGTCACCTGTGCCGTGCAAGCGGTGATGCCGCCTCCGGCCACAGATGCGCTGTGCTTGATCCTGACCAACTGCATGATCTCGCCCGGGGGCAGGATATCCAGTTGGATGTTTCCCTGCGCGACAGCACCGATCTGTTGCATGGTCGCCAGATCGATGTTGTATTTTTTGCCGATCCCGTAGACATCCGCTACGACGCCTGCGAGAGGCAACAGGATTGTTGGACCAGTCAGGGCAAGCGGACTGACCTCGCCACCCGCCGCCTGCTGTTTGGCTTCGGGATTCGCCTTTCGGTTCTTCTCGATCGCTTTGATGATCTCGTCCTTGGTCGCGTGCGAAGGCACATCGACGCCTTCAGCGTCGGCGATGTCTCTCAACTCGGCCACGGTGTTCTGTTCGAGATCCGCTCCATTTTCAACTTTGTTATTAGCCATAATGTTTTGTCTCCTTTCCTTCAATAGAGGGTTAGCCTGGTGTCAGTGCCAAGGAGGCCGTCGGCCGCTTGTAGATGATCGCGCAGATCGCGTGCGGATGCTCTGGTTTGTAGGCTCTCGCGATCTCGTAAATATGCTGGCCGAAATCTCCCCAAAAATTCGCGTCCGCATCAATGAGCTGACGGAATTGGAGACCGTTATTGCTGATGGGCGCCGAGAAATCAAATCC